CGTTGCCCGCTCCATTTTACGGTTCACTCAAGTTTGCTCCTCATCGCCACCCCGCATCAAGCCTTGATTCCTCGCCTTTTTCCTGTTCATTCGTGTTCGCCGGTTGGCGTGCGTATGGTAGCCACGGCTGTATGGGGTCGTGTATGTTGGCTTTCCCAGCCACCCGTTGCCCGCTCCATTTTACGGTTCACTCAAGTTTGCTCCTCATCGCCACCCCGCATCAAGCCTTGATTCCTCGCCTTTTTCCTGTTCATTCGTGTTCGCCGGTTGGCGTGCGTATGGTAGCCACGGCTGTATGGGGTCGTGTATGTTGGCTTTCCCAGCCACCGACACCATACACCGACGCATGAAACGCAAAGCCATCAAGCGCCGCCCGCTGGCGGATACCGTGCTGTCCACCCTGGAGCCCGAGGAACGCGAGTACCGCGAATCCTACGGCATGGATCGCCTCTACTTCGTGGTCAGCCCGTCCGGCCGCAAGCGCTGGGAAGTGCGCTACAAGAAACCGTCGAACGGCAAATGGGCCTGGATGGGCGTGGGTAGCTACCCCGACACGACGGCCAAGGCGGCTCGCCGGTCGGCGATGGATGTTGCCGAACTGGTCGCCGAGGGGATCGACCCCGTCCAGCATCGCAAGATGGAGCGCGAAGGCGTCGAAGCGACGTTCGAGCAGACGACGCGCGAGTGGTATCAGCACAAGGTCGCCTCGGGGCTCGCCGAAGGCACGTTGATTCAGGTGCGTCGCTGGATGAAGAACGATGCCCTGCCCCACTTGGGCCGGCTGCCCATCGCCAAAGTGACGCGGGCCGATTGCGCCAAGCTCCAGACGTTCATCGAGGCACGCGGATCATTCGAGGTGGCCGACAAGAGCCGCGCCTGGCTCAATCAGATATTCGGCTATGCCATCGCCCTGGGGCGCACTGACAACAACCCGGCATCGAATCTGGCGGACATCGCGGCCAAGCCGCCCGAGGTGGAGCACTACCCGCACCTACTGGAGCAGGAGCTTCCTCACTTCCTACAGCAGCTCAGGAAGACCACCGGCGGTCCTGTAGTGAAGACGGCAGCATGGATGGTCGTCAGGACTGCGTCGCGCCCTGGCATGGTCAGGTGGGCAGAGTGGAGCGAGATCGACCTGAAGGAAGGTCTGTGGACCGTCCCGGGCGAGAAGATGAAGATGCGACGCGACCACATCGTGCCGCTGTCGCCTCAAGTGGTGGAGATGTTGGAAGCGCTGGCCCCGATTACCGGGCATTCGCGCTACCTGTTCGCGGGCGGGGGCGCCAAGGTGCCAGTGATCTCCGACATGGCGATCAACTCCCTGTTTCGACGCGCTGGCTACAAGCGGCGCATGACCGGGCATGGATCTCGCCATACCGCGAAGACCCTGCTATCCGAGCATGGTTGGCCGAAAGCCTGGACAGAGATGCAACTGGCACACAAGCCGCCTGGATTGGAGGGGACGTACAACAAGGCCGCGTATCTGAATCAGCGGCGGGTGATGATGGGATGGTACTGTGACTATCTGGACGCGCTGGAGTCGGGCATGACCGAGGAGCAGAAGCAATCCTTCGCCGAGCGCGTCATGCACCGCTAGCCTGCCGGCGCATCCACTCCTCAAGATCCGATTCGACCCATCTCAGGGTGGCATGGCGCCCAGTCCCGTTGCCGATATTGATCGGCTTGGGAAACGTCGGGTCTTGCATGCGCAGCTCGTAAATTTTCGTGCGCTTGTATCCGGTGCGCTCCATGATGTCTCGCATCGTGAGCCAGCGTACCGGCTTATCTACTGCATGATTCATCACGCCTCCTCAATACAGGTTCTCAATGCCTGTCGGGATGCCTGCATCTTCCGCCACCGACTCAAAAGCGAAACATGGCACCCGGTATCCTTCGGCTTTAAGCTCTCGCATCTTCGCCAGCAGCTCTTCGGCGTCATGGATGTGGAACGTCTCTCCGTCTGCACTCAGTCCGATTGGCACGCGCTCAGCCCGGCTCACATACTCCATTTGCTTAGCGTGCGCTTCTGCAAAGCTTCCATCCTTGAGGGATTCCTGCGTCAGCTTCGCTCTTGGCACGTCTCCGGCAACTCGGTTCTTGGCGACATGCAGCATGTAGACGCCATCGAATCCCTCGTAAATGTAGAGATCGCAACGCCAATCATTGCTGCTGAATCTGCAAAAGCTCATCCCATCCTCCCAACAAAAAAGGCGCCTCAGCGCCTGTGTTATCTCCCGGCCCAATCTCTCAGCCGTTGCTTAATCGTTCGCTTAATCGTTCGCCGTCGCCTATTGGCCAGCGCGTACTCATAGAATAGATCGCAGCAGTCGAAATACGCCGCCTTGGGGTTGTCTCCATGACCGCAAAGCACCTCGCCATGCTTCAGCGGCCAGACGTAGCATTGCCATCGTAGCTGGCCGGCAACGCTGACCTCACGTAGCCTTGGTTTGTGCATCATTCACCCTCCATCTCTTTCGCCAGCCCTGACGCCGTCCTCGACACCAGCAGGCATGCCGTGGCAAGGCAAAGGGACTGAAGCGTCGGCAGCGTCCACGCCCATCCATGAACGATCCAGTTCGCCAAAGCGGCGGCTCCTGATACCAGCGCAGCGACGAACACGATGGCCTCAAGCCTTTTGATCATCCTGAGATTTTTTACCCGGATTTTCACATCGCCACCCTCACTTGCATGTGTGATAACTGCGCCGTCACCCGCATGGCGACATGACCCCTTTGGCTCGTAACGTGCCACCCGCCGCATGACCGGCACGCGTAAATCGACATGCACGGCTTGCCGAATGCCGAGCAACTGCACATCGCAGCGGCCCGGGCTTCCTCCTCCGTGCTATATCGCAGCTTGGCGAGACAGCGCGGCTCGTCACGATAGCGGTGGGTGTTCATCAATTTTGCGCGAGATACCCCGTACTTTTAGTGCGGGGAGGGATAGCGCGTCGTCCGCAGGACGACCCTGTTCTCGCTGCCTCCTTCTCAGGTAGTTGCTATCTTCACATTTTAGGGCATATGATGTGAGCTATGACGAAACGCGCCTATAAATACCGCTTCTACCCAACGTCTGAACAAGCGCAACTTCTTGCTCAGACGTTCGGTTGTGTGCGTTTTGTCTACAACGCGGTGCTGCGCTGGCGTACTGACGCCTTCTACAAAGAGAAGGTCAGGGTTGGTTACGTCGCCGCCAACGCCCGCTTGACGGCCATGAAGAAAGACGCTGACCTGTCGTTTCTGAATGACGTATCTTGCGTCCCGCTTCAACAGGCGCTTAGGCATCAGCAGACGGCCTTCAAGAACTTCTTCGAGGGCCGCGCTCGCTACCCGAACTTCAAGAGCAAGCGGCACCGCCAGTCGGCGGAGTTCACTCGCTCGGCTTTCAAATACCGGGATGGTCAGCTGTTTCTTGCCAAGTGCAAGGAGCCTCTGTCGATCCGCTGGAGCCGTGAACTGCCCAGCGATCCGACGACCGTCACTGTTTCCAAGGACTCGGCAGGCCGATACTTCGTCAGCTGCCTGTGCGAGTTCGATCCCGAGACGCTTCCCGTCACCTCGAAGATGGTGGGCATCGATCTCGGCCTGAAAGACCTGTTCGTCACCAGCGACGGACATCGAATCGGCAATCCCCGTCATACGGCGAAATACGCTACTCGTCTGGCCAAGGCACAGCGACGGCTGAGCAAGAAGCGGCTCGGCTCCGCTAACCGTGCCAAGGCCAAGAAACGAGTGGCACGTATTCACGCCAAGATCTCCGATTGCCGAATGGATCTCTTGCACAAGCTGTCCCGCAGGCTGATTAACGAGAACCAAGTAGTCTGCGTCGAATCCCTGAAAGTGAAGAACATGCTCCGCAATCCAACCCTGAGTAAGGCCATAAGCGATGCCGGCTGGGGTGAGTTCGTGCGCCAGTTGGAATACAAGGCGCAGTGGGCAGGGAGACAGTTGGTCAAGATCGACCAGTGGTATCCCAGCACCAAGCGCTGCTCGAATTGCGGACACATTAAAGACGCGCTTCCGCTGAGCGTCCGCGTCTGGATCTGCCCCGCCTGCGGGGTCAACCACGACCGTGACATCAACGCTGCGCGTAATATCAAAGCCGCCGGGCTGGCGGTGTTAGCCCTTGGAGAGAATGTCAGTGGCATGGAGCAAGTCTCCGTGTCCAGTTCTCGGTGAATTGGGAATCCCCGTCCTTTAGGTCGGGGAGCAGTCAAGTGTCCTCCTCTGCCATAGCGGCGGCAGCACGTACGATCGCGCGGCGGAAACCAGTGATGTCGTATTCATCGCAGATGGGGCAAGCGTTGAACGACATGTCCCCGACAACAGTGATGATCGGTTCACCTAGTTCGTTCTCGCCGCGATGGGTGTCGAGCTTCATGTCGTGCAACAGTCGAAACGCATCGCCGTCGTCTGCAAGTGGGTTCCATACCTCGAAACACCCATACTCATCTGTCCTTCCAACACCCCGCCACACGACATGATATTTACCATCTATGCCGGCAGCCCGCGCCGCCTTCTCCAGCAGTTCCTTGTCGTCCATCGCTCACCTCACAAATTGGTATCGCCCGTCAACCACGCTTGCTTTCTGTCGCTTCGCCACATCGCTATGGCTCTGCGCCGGCATTGTCGCCGCAATTTGCTTGTCCATACCACGCGACACTCGACCGTAATACGTGCCATCCGGGATGCCGTTCTTTCGCGCCATTAGCAGCCAGGGATTGATGGGGCGGTACTGGCCACGAAAGCGCCGATCGCTGTCATCCGGGCAAAACAAAGGCGCCGATTTCAGGGCGCCTATGGGTCGGTCGTTGTGGTGAATTAGTGCCATCATCACCCCCTTTTGTACGTTTACCCAGGCAGCCTGCCGGTCTGCCTCAAAGTCCTGATCCGCGCCTGGATCACGTTCTGGTAACGCCCAAGCTCTTGCGCCACCTCCGGCCACGTATAGCCTTGGTGCCTCATCCGAAGCGCCTTACTGATTTCCCAATCATCAAAGTGGCGCTTATGCTTGACTGGCTTTCTGAGTGCGTCATAGACGCTCATACCGCTCTCTCGTCGGCGCGAGAAAGTCGATAGCTGAATGCCGGCCTGATCGCAGATGTCTTGCCAGCACATGACAATCCATTGGCGCTGTTTCGGCTTCTCGTCGTGGTCGTCACCGTCGATGATGGGCGCGGCCTTGATCGCCCCAATCGGCCGGTCACTCTTGTGCAGTAGGCTCATGGGTGGCTCCTTCGGCCTGGCGGCGGTATCCGTCACGCAGGACAAGTAACTCTAAACGATCATCCCTGTCGATTATCTCCGGCAGCAGTTCGTCCAGCACCTCCGCCTTCATCCGCGCATCGCGCTTGGCGAGGGAGGTTTCGGGCATGTCGTCCTCGTCTCTGTCCGAGAGCCAATCGAGAAATGCGTCCGCCTCTTTCTGACAGCCGAAATAGCCGCGCTCGTCTCGCTCGTAGTGCCACAACTTCGCAAGAGCAATGCCATGGCGCCACTCCTCCATATACGCCGCCAGCGCGTCCCTCTCAGCCTTTACCTTCTCCAACTCCTTGAGGGCATCCGTATACTTCTGATCCATTGCCATCACTCACCTCCGCTCAGTTCTTCTTCTTCCCGGTGGAACTCCATACATTCATAGCCCCTAGGCATTGCCCAATAAGGGCATGGATACTCCTCCTCACTCACCACCCGCACCGGCCTACCGAATTGCTCGCAAAGGTGTCCGATCATCACGTTCTTCGCCTCGAGTCGCCCGTGATCCGGGCATTCGTAGGTCACCATCGCTTTGCTCCAGTTCTCTCTCGAATTGTTCGCTCGCATCGCTGGCGTTACCTGACACGCGGCAGAGCGCGAGCATGAACAGGTAGGCCAGGGCGAACCAGCATAGGATTACGGGGTAAAACCAGATCGAAGTCATGACGCCTCCTGTCGCTTGGTCAGCAGATCCATCAGCCGCATGTTCTCAATCTCCAGATACGCCAGCTTCCGCTCTGCGCTGGCCAGCATCGCCCTGAGCGCCAAGTTGTCGTTGCGCAGCTCGTGAATGATCAGCGCCTCGCACTGCGGCCCTTCCATGCCTTGGTCGGTTGCCATCACCTCACCCCCTTAGATGCCTCAACTGTCTTGCTTTGGTTGTATTGGCCGCGCACCGCATAGCTCGCGCTTTCCGGTACTGGCTGCCCTCGCCAGAACACCATCTGACCGCACTTGTCACCGGGCTTAAGAACGAGCGAATGGAAGGTCAAGCAGTTGACCAACTCCAGCGTAAGCGCGCTGCCGTGCCACGTCGGGTCAGCCCATCCCGCGAAAAGATGCTGCAGCCCAGCCCTGGCAAGGCTGCTCTTGAGCATGTAGTGGCCGGCGATGTCGTTTGGAAGGTGGAAAATCTGCTGAGTGGCAGCAAGCGCGAACTCGCCCGGATGCAAGACGAGTTGCCCCGTCCTTTTACTCATTGCCGGCGTCTGCTTTTCGCCAAGGTGTACCAGCCTCGTGAGGCGATTGTCGTTCTCAGGTAGTGACTCCTTCAGGAATCCATCGGCCAGCGTCAGATCGATGCTCGCCCCGTTGATCTGATCCGGCTCCACGCCCTCAATCGCCCCGCTTTCGACCAGTGCGACCAGCTCGTTATGCGTCAGTAGCGACATCATTCCTCCACGTATTTCTCGACGGTGTAGACGTGACTGTCGCCGTGCTGTTGAGACTGAGTCCCGTCACTGAATAACCGATACTCGGCGGGTAGGGTTGCGATATGCTCCATTACGATTTCGCGCTGTTCATCCTTGCCCGAAAGAGACTTAGCCCGGCGACACTCAACTCGCTCCCTGATCACCTTCATACCCAGCTTGCTGCGATCATCTTCGTGAGTGAATCGGTTGACGGGCGCTTTCACTGCACCAAGGCCGGTCAGGCATCGCATAAAGTCTGCCAGCGGCATCTCAAACTCGACGATAGGTAGCCGCGATGATTCGTCATCGATACTGACTACAATCACTTCCTCGTCTCTGGCCCCGCCTTGTGGGCGAGAGATCGTCACTGAAACCTGCTTCGGTGTACTCATACTTCCTCCGGGTAAAGAAAAACCGGCACTTGGCCGGCTGCGTTGATGCGACTGATCTCGGTGTCGCGTTCCCAGTAGGTGGCGGTGATCATCGGGGTCGCGGCGAGTGCTTGATGAATGACTCGATCACGTCATAGATCACGGCGTCGTCTTCAATAGCGCCATCGAAAACTTCGTCGACAATCTCACCAACAACCGATGGCGAGAAAGTTTCAGGGACGCAATGCCAACCTTCTTCATCAGGCTCCGGTATGCGATCGCCTATCTCTTCAAACCAATCATCATCGGCCCAGCCGCCAAAAATGCGCCAATCACCATCACCCTGATGAAAAGCGGGCTCCCATTCGCCATCAACCCTGGTCCAGTAATATCCCGCTACTCGCTCACTCATACCGACTCCCGTATCACATACCGTGGCAAACCTGTCTCATTCACCCGCTGTATCGCCCCGCGCTGTAGCCAGTCGTCTATCGCTGCGCCTGCCATGTCTCCCGCGCCCTTGCTGTGATACTGCGGCCACAGCGCCGTGATCGCTGCTGTCAGGTGGCGCTTATTGAAGGGCTTGGGCATATCGAACAGAAGATTGATCTGGCGGGCGGGGTGAAGGGTGAGGCGACATTGGCGGGTGCGTATCGGCTCAAGTCGGACCATCGCTTTCCTCCCGCAATGCCAGTTCGAGCCGGAACAGAATGCAGCAAGCCGCATGCGCCAAGTGATGCTCGCTTGTCTCTGGATCGCGCGTCTCTCCGCGAGAGAGTGCCAGGTCGTGGCGAATTCCTGCCGCCTGATACCGTCGCTGCGCATCTTCGACGTGTTGCCAGTTGCCGTCACCCGGCTTCGTGATCGTCACTATCTCTCCATGGCTGGTAAGGCGCAGTTTCTGCACTGCGCAAGTAGGCGAGTGCCTTTTCAAGACCTGCAATATCATCTCCCAAGAGTCCAAGTCCTTTGTTGCATCGGTGGCATATGAGCCCTCGGAACCGCCCCGTTGCATGGTCATGGTCGATGTCAAATCCTCGCCCGGAATCCCCGCCACATATCCCGCATCGATTCCCTTGCTGCTCAAGGATTCGTACCTCGTCTTCGATGGTGAGTCCGAATCGCAGCAGAGAGGCTTCCCGATCCCGGAGTTTGTCCCGTTGCTTAACTCGTCCTTGTGAGTAGTACTGGCGCTTCTGGGCAACCTTTCGCTCTGCGTTGAGTTCTGTCCAGCGCAAGCTATTGCGGCGCTGCCGCTCTGCATACTCAGGGTTGCGGGCTTTGAGTTTCTTGTCGTAGCAGGATTTGCATAATCCGTGCGCTCGTCGAAGTCGGTCTGGGTGGCACGTGGCGCGCTCTGCTTTAGGGTACTGCTCTGCGTAACACTCGAAGCACATACCTTTGGCGGCATGCCGTCTGTCGGGATGACACTTTGCCTTTTTGTGGTTCTCGCGCACGTACACCATTGCCTAACCTCCTGGGCTAATTCTTCCTTCGTGCAAGATCGCGTCGCTGAGTACTTGATCGCACCGCTGGTCAGGACGCGGCCGATTGCTTCCAGTGCGAGCGGCATGTCGGTAACCATCAGGTCCATACGCGGCTTGTCGGTGTCGAATTTCATTCCAGTGTTACTCATCCTGCCCTTCTCCCGTTTGCCAGCGTCGCCCCGTAGTGCTCGGCAATGATCTCGTTTATCCGGTCAATCAGCGCTTCGTCGTTGATCCAGATATGCAGGTTGCCGTTTCGGAACCAGCGCAGAGTCAACGGCCCGCTGTCTATCTCGCTATCTCCGGCACGCTTAGCCCGGTCAACGACATTGCTCAGCTTATCTTCGGGCTGATCGCTTCCCTCGATCAGTGCAATGACCCGTTGCAGGTCGTCTACCTGATCGTCCGCGTGCCGGTAGAAATTCCAGCCGCAATACTCGGAGAACGCGTGTTCGATGATGAGCCGCTTACCGACCTTGAATGGGTCATGGCTGCGATAGTTGCCCGACAGGCTGGCGAACAGCTCAACGACGCCTCTCCGCCATGTCTTGTGGCGATTGCCAAACAGCTCCGTGAACGTCCCGATGACCGACTCCCGATTCAGCGGCGGTGGGTCTTTGCTGAGCTGCTCATAGTAGGCGTCCTTGTCCTGTTTGCTCATGAGCTGAGAGAGCTGCGATGCCTTGAGCAGATATAGCCATCCTTCCTTGTCGAAATCATTCATGCAGCGCTTGACCAGCTTCTCACGACCGTCCGGCTTGTTGACGCCGTACCAGTCGCTCGACCTAAGCTCGGCAGCCAGACCGATTCCTCGCACCCTGCCATCCTGGCGGGGCGTCAGGTCGTTGGCCTCAGCGATCATCTCCACTGCTCTGGTGAGCAGGTCTTGCGCTCTCTCGCGATTCTCCAGCAGCTTGTCGAGTTCACTGGTGGGCGGGGATAGTCCACGAGTATCCGTGCTGAGGTTCATGCAACCTCCGATAAAATGACGATCAAGAAATAACCTGTTGATTCGAATAGTCTTTGCCGCGACATGGCGGCGCCAATCAAAAGTCGGTCAAGAAAAACCCCGCTCGATGGCGGGGATCAGTCCAGAAGATTTGCAGCGCCGCTATGAAGCGGCGCGGGCGTCCGAAGAAAGAGGGTTAGAAGCTCATCGCTTCCAGCTTGGCAAGCTGCTTCTTGACCGATTTAATCTTGCGCTGTCGCATGTCCTCAGCTGCTGCGATGGCGCTTTCACGGTCGCGGTGCCAGTGCTTTGCCGGCACATGGTCCATAAACGAATCTGGGCTGGGTCGGAAAAAAAGGGCTCCGCTGTCAGTAACCGAGTCATCGGGCACATCATACTCACGGATTCCTGCAGTCATTGAATAACTGGTGATCCACACTTTCATGCTGTTCTCCTGATATGCTTCGCGCACTCGTAACACGTCGGGTACGTGCATCGGTGCGCATTGACTTGCCACGGCATCGCCAGAATGGCGAAGGCGGCGAGGAATTGGCGGCGGGGCATGCGCATCAGCCGTCTGTAGCTTCGATTGATGCGTGGCAGCGATATACTCGGCCCGATGGCGCGATGTGAGTGAAGGTGAATTCAACTTCATCCTGGTCGCTGCCATTCGAGACTTCTTCGTCAAGGGCGTCGGCTTCCTCCTGCAGACACAGCTCGATATTCATAGTCATCTCCGAATCGAAAAGCCCCTCCGACTGGCAGGGCCTCGTGATGGGTGAGGGTGGGTATCAGGCAGCCGCCTTACGCCGCGCCGCGTTGCGCCGGCACACGGCAGCCATGCGCAGCCGCTTGTTCTGAATGGCGCGGTCGCGCAAGTAGCGGTCCTGGCCGACCCGGGTGTAAATGGCGGTCTGGCAGATGCGGTAGCCCAGCGCCTTGAGGTGCTTGGTCGCCTGCGGCACCGTCATCAGCCGGGTCTCGATGCAGTCCTCAAGGATGCGGTCGATCTCCGGCCAGTCGCGGCGCTTCTGGTGGCCCTGGCGATCAGGGTGGGTCAGCCCGATGCGCTGGGCTGTGCCCTGAACGCTCATCCGCTCCCGCCCCATGCGCTCGGCGACCTGCGCATAAGAAAGGCCCTCGTTGATGAGGGCCTCGAGCGTGTCGTATTCCTGGCGGGACCAGGGTCGATATTTGCGGGGCATCACTCCGGCTCCTGATAGCTGAACTCGCCGTCGAAGACGTTGTTGTCCTGCACGCCGGCCTCGGCCTGCTCGTCCAGGCTAACGGCCTTCTGCATCTCGACGCTGACCGGCAGGTACTTGAACAGCCGTCGGATGGCGGTCTTCTTGGCCATCTCCTCGTAGTGGTCGCGCCACGGCCCGGAGTTGCCGGCCTTGGACTGCTGTCGGATCGCGTCCACGTCTTCCTTCCACATGACCTCGATCTGATGGCCACCGCCGGTCAGCTTGGCCACGGCGTAGACCGCGATCATCGGGCCGCGCTGTCCGCGGGCTGGGACGTGCCGCAGCTTCTCATCCAGCCCGTACTCGAACTCGAAGTCGTCATTCTCGTGGACCGTGTGCGCCTGCAGCGACACCATCTGGCCGGAACGGCGGGCGAGGTCGATCATGCCGCGATAGCCGATGATGAACTGGGCCTGGTCCTTGTAGGGCACGAGGTAGGCGTGGCCCAGGGCGCCGCCCAGCTCAAGGCCGAGCTGCGCCGACTGGATGATGGAGCCGAACAAGCTCATCGGATCGCACTTGCCCAGTGCCGGGGTCTTGTTGACCTCGGTCAGCGCGATGCGCGAGATGCGGTCGGGGGTGATGTGCTTGGGCAGGGCCCGGGCGATCTGCCCGGTAAACCGGTCGTCCTTGAGCATGCCCTGGATGGTGGTGGGCATGGGCTTGCGCTGGCTGTGCTGCTGGAGCTGCTTGCCGAGGTCTTCCTGCGGCTCGGCGGTGGCTTGATCGGTCATGATGCCTCCTTTGCCCACCAGGGCAGTGATAGGGTTTCGATGCCGGGCCACTCGCCGGTGTCCATGCACCGGGCGTAGGTGGCCATGTCGGCGAGGTAGTCGTTGCGACCGCTGCGCTTGGCATCTTCGTCCAGGCAGAAGATCCGCACCGGGTAGCGCCCGCAGTCGATCGACGTGCTGACCACGATGAACAGGAAGCCGGCCGGCGCCTCGCCGAAGTGGGCGGCGTAGCCGTCGCTGTAGAAGGCGTCCTGAACGTGGTAGCGGTAGTCGTAGAAGCTGCGGTGGAATTTCTTTAGATCGGCGGTCGTCTTGAGATCGACGATCCAGCCGTACTGGCTGAGTGTCTTGTCGGGCCGGCAGCGGGCCAGGTGGCCGGTGCTGGCCTCGTTCCAGTAGATGCTGGCCTCGACGTCGCCCCGGGCCTCGATGAGCTGCCGGGCGAAGGGGTGGGCCATGACGCTGTCGCGGATCAGGTGCGCCTTGCGGCCCTCGGCGTGCGTCAGCACCGTGCGCTCGCCGGCCTGCTCCTCGAACGCGGCCCAGGCCTCCTTGCCGGCCTTGGTGTTGCGCGGCGCGTCCGGCCCGATGGCGTACTCTTCGCCGAACCGGTGCGGCTCGAGAACCAGCGCGTGGCAGGCGTCGCCCATGTCGAGCGCCTTGGTTTTCTCCTCGTCCTCCGGCGCCAGGCGCGACCACTGCAGCAGCGCCGGGCACTGGTGGAGCAGGTCGAGCTGCGTTTTCGAGACGCCCGGCCCGCCGTGGTATTCGTCATTCGGCATGGCCGGGTAGTAGCCGGGCTTTACCGTGTTCCCGTCCATCGTTTACTCTCCGTTCTGATTCCTGCCTGTGAATCACCGGCCCTGCCCAGTTGCCGCTGGACAGGGCTTCTTTATTCGCCGCGCGCTTTGGCCAGTGCTTTGCGGGCTTGTCGAATCGACTCTCCATACCTCGCAAACTCGGATTGATCGCTTGGTGCCGAGCTTCCCATCAGTTTTTCTATCGCCTCGATAAGCTCCTCTCGCTCGATGAGCAGGAAATCCAGAACGTGGTCTACCTGCTGAGCATCAAGCCATGCTTTCTTGGGCTCGCCGCGACGCTTGCCGTATTCAAGGCGCGCTGCACATTCCCTGCGCAGGGATTCGGCTTGCTTAACCAGATACTGCGGTTGCTCGCTCACGCCGCCTCCTTCGCCCATCGCCGGGCTGCTGCCTTGATCTCGGGGTCATTCAAGTGGTCAACGATGAACTGGTAAATGTCGTCGTCTTGCCCGATGAACCACTCCACAAACTCTTCCGCCGCGATCTCGCTCTCGCCGTCATAAAGTGCATTGAGACGAGCATCAGGCGGGCTGTCTGGCTGGTCGGGATCGAACTGCGGGAACTTGACCGGGACGCTACCCCAATCGACTGCTGCGTTACCCATGGTTGCCTCCTGTGCGCTCCAGTTCGGCGTTAAGTCGATTCGCTGCCTCGATAATTCGCTGCTGACGCTCTTCCTCGCTGAACACCGGCATGGGGACGAAGCCGATTCCGGCCTTGCTGTATTCCTGGGCGATCTTGAGCGAGGTGCGAAGGTCTGTTGGCTTGGCTCGATTCACGCCGCCACCTCCATGCTTGCGTAGTAGGCCCGCACGAGAGCCTTGGTGGACTCCGCGAGATGCTTTGCAGCACTGCTGTAGTTACCGTCTCGCTCGGCGTTGTACTGCAGCCAGTACCAGTAATCGGTCAGCTCAGGCGCGCTAACTCGGTGAGCCCACAGCATCGCCCTGCCGAACTCATTCAGGTTCTTCTCGCTGATCGCCTGATCCGTCAGCTCCTCGATGTCCATCCTCTTTCCTCCTGCGCCTCTCTCGCGGCAATGGCCGCCACCCTGGATAGATCCGCTCGTCTACAGGCAGCGGCAGCTCGATAACCGTTGAGCCGTCTGGCGACCTGTAGAGATCGGTTCTCATCTCTTGCTCAACCGCTCATAGCCCCACACGCAAATCCCGCACAGGGCGAACGCGGCCAGTAACGGCACCATGATTCCAATGAAAATGGCCGCCCCTTGAATCTCTGGCGGCCATCCTTGAGTGAGCTGGTGAAGCCATACAGCCATGGCATGGGTTGGGTTCATGGGGCCTCCCGCTTCGGTTTAGCAACCAACATGATTACCCAAGCGGCAATGCGCTCCCGCTTGGCTGCTTTTATTGCCTTAATGCGGCTTGGGTAGGGTGAATCTTTCAGGTCGCATCTAGGGGTGATCAGGCGGTCACCTATTTCCTGCACAATGTATCCCTTATTCATTCCCACACCTCCCGCGTATTGCGCTGCAACTCCCGACGCTCGTGATACTTCTCGGCATCTCTGCGCCCCTGAAACAACGGCGCGGCCTTGCGATCCTGATCGACCTTCTGATCCCACTTCGACTTGGGCTTCATGTGGCCTCCTAGAAGTGTCCGAGGCGCTTTGCGCGACGCCGAGATCGGCGCTTTGACGCTGCCCGTTTCGCTGTCTTTACGCTTCCCGGCCGTGGTGATGGGTAGCTATTACGGTGTAAGCTGAATCCAGTCCACGCGCTGGGAAGCTCGGCACTGAATGCCGCAAGCATCCCGCCCATGAGGGCCAACCGCTTCATACGACCTCCTGGCAATAAAAAGCCCGCACTGGGCGGGCGAAGGGTTGTGCTGATCTTTTGGGTGAGCGCTGCCGCACGCGGTTGCCTAGCCGCGTGTGATGAGGCATGCATCAACGGGAACGCTCACTCAAAAAAGCCCCGAGGGGATCGGGGCAAACGCAGGGATCGAACAGTAGGTATCGGGATGGGGTTTGCCCGGAGTCGAACCGGGGCTCACGACTTACAGCCGTCGCAAGGTCCCCAAGCGCTTCGCGTGCACACTCCACGCTGGTCTACTTGCTAGCATCAATCCGAACAGATGCTTTCAAACCCCATCCCAATACCCACTGCCGTGCAATGGGTGGGTGCTGGCGGGCTAATAGCCCATGCAGTCGTTGCAAGCTGCCTCCGCCGCACCCTCCGCTTCTTGCCGGGCTTCGGCTCTCAGGTCGGCCAACTGACTGTACATCTCGTGCATGTCAATGAAGCCGTCTTCGTACTCCTGCTCTATCTGATCTGCCGCTTTATCGAACCAGTTCATACACCCTCCTATTAATCCGCCCTGCTCTGCGGGGCGGTGTGTTATGCCGGTTCAAAGCACCGGGCTTTTACCCACAGTTCGTCGCCGTCGTTATCCACAACACGGATAGGCATTGCGGCGTCGTCGAGATCAACCCGGCTGACTACATACTCATTGCCTTTCGTGAAGTAATCTCCCAACTCGAAATCCGTGGATAGGCACCTCGCCTTACCTCCAACTGTGTACTCACACATGTCTCATCTCCTCCTGTCTCTGCCATCCATCTAACGCCTCATCGAAGCGCTATATCGTGATGATGCATCTGGAAGGGCTGGCTATGGGCAAGTCGTGACAATTTCACGACTATGGGTTGCAGAGGCCAAAATAGCGTGCTTTCCGCGCAGGCCCAACCCTTCCAGATGGACAGATATTCCGGCCTCTGCCCAGGGCGCTTGGCCGCACTACGCAGCGGACCTCGATCCATCGAGGTAGTCTTCGGCGTTCTGCTTGTTGGCTCGCTCCACAGCGGCGTCAAACTCGCCACCGGTGATCTCAGTAAACGGAACGCCTTTCGGCTCGGCATGTGCAGCGAAATAGACCGCGCCGGCCTCATAGTCAGCCGCCATGCTGGCACCGCCGAACATGAGGTCGATCTGTCGATGTCCGGCAATCAACCATTGATCGTCACGGCTAATCTTCGGGCACTGATTGACTATCTCGTCCCAGCGCTTATGCATTTCTCGCAGGCGTTCGCGGTTTTCAGCGTTCGCCTTGCCTTTCAGCGCACTTGGCGTGCGCAAGTTGGAGTGATGCGGATAGTGGCGATCGGGTTTTCGCCACAATTCGGCATCCTCGCGAGACGGGTAGTTGTTTAGCTTCAGACCGGCTACGTATACGCCCTCGCGAAACACCACCGCTCCATCGAATTCATCCTCTAGCGGTTTGACCGCTTCCGATAACTCCTTGCGCTTTTTGACGTGGGCCAACATGGCACCAATTGGCGTCCCGTGCTCTGCCAGCTCGTGGCCTTCTGGATACGGCTGATCTAGCTTGAAGTAACGCTTGCTCATACTTCCTCCTCCTCTGAATCCATCAACGCACTCGCTGAATGCACTCATGGATGCGCCCTGACTTTGCCAAGGCGCATCCCAGGGAGTCATCTGATCTAAGATCATGGCGTATTTCTGTCATAGCGCCCGCCTGCAATCTCGCTCCGCGTTGCGAGTAGTTGCGGCGCTCACCTACTATCCACTTCCCGATGACGTTTCAGCTTAGGTGCCGGCGTGGCGCGCTCAGCGCTCATAACCGGCGATTTCACCATCAGCGGTCGCGGTTCCGCTGTCGTCATCAGGAAGAACAGCCAGATATCAAACATCGGCTCTCCTCCTCTGAATCCCGAAACCGACTCATCGAATCGGCTTGGGGATGGCCCCTGATCGCCAGGGGCTGCTGGTCGGATCATTCACTTTTCTCGGGACTTAATCGGTAGGCGACAATATCGCCATCCATTCCGTCGTGTTGCCAGATTTCAGCCATGCCATACCCTTCGCTATCCTCCTCCCAGGAGGGCAAACCTGCATGGAGACGGGTCCCGTAATCCCCATCGCGCAGCTTCACATCGACCAGAGTTCCAACTTTTACTGGACACTCGCCTCCGCTCCACTCAATCCACTCGCTCATCTCTCACCTCCCTTCAACAAAAACGACCTGCCCATCAAGCCGCTTTGGAAGGCGCCCTGGCATCACCAAGGCGCTGAATCTGGCAGCCAGTGGGGGATTCGAACCCGAAGAAACCGCACACCATGCGCGAGCGGATAGCAGCTTCACCATGTTCCTGACGCAAATTCAGGCGCTTTACCGTTAAGCTAACTGGCTGATTGTGATGCGGTTGCATCTGGAAGGGCTATTGGCAGTCGTCTCGCTCAGGCTTTGCTTGCCATCGGCTGGGGTTTATCCATCCCCTTGCGACACTTCATAACCCTTCCAGATGCCCACTCTCTCGAATGGGCATCACTCACACGTCGCGGCATCGCTTACTGCCAGCGCTCACCGGGGTCTACCCGTCTATCGCGCTACGCTGGTGGCTAGCCTCGCGGCATGGGCCAGCGCCCCGCTAGGGAGCGACGTGTTCGCCTACTCGGCACTTGCCGGTAGTCGCCCCTTATACCCGGGGAGGGATTGTCAGCTTGTAAAAGAGCCTGCTGTTGTCCGGTCAGCATCCGGTGGGCTTCCTGCCCTGGCGTTTCCGCCGTGTCCATGCCTCAAACTGTAAGCATGCTGATAGAAAGAGTCAAGCAATCTGACAGCAATTTTTCAGCTTGCTGACAACTCACTGAAATTGCTGAAAAGGCGGGCAAAGAAAAACCCGCCTCAAGGGGCGGGTTTCTCAATCAAGTGGTGGGGGGGGGTGCCGCAGTTACGGCGTATGGCGTGAGGGTTTTGCGATGGCGCCGACGTAATGAATGCGGTCTACCTGGTCTTCGAAGAGGTATAGGGGCTCGAAGTCGTCATTGATGCTATCGAACCGGTACTGGCCATCACGCAACCAAATGTAAGTCTTGATCATGCATTGGCCATCAGCGGTGCAGATCAGGACCTCGTCGCCGGCAACGTAATCGTGGTTTGGCTCAACGATGACGTACTCGTTGTGCTTGATGCGGGGTTTCATGCTGTTGCCAACAACACGAAGTCCATAGGCATCCTTGTCGCTGCTTTGAATCATGATGTAGCCATCGCCCATCTCGACCGGATAGTCAAGCGCCTCAAAGTATCCTTCAGGTCCTAGCTGGGCAATACCTTTGACTGGCACGCGCCCCATACCGATCGCGAATGGCTCACCAGAAACGTTGGAATCGAATTGCGCCGGATGCTGCGACACGTTGGATGCAAGCATGTCCCCTCGCCCATCCACGAGCCACGTATACGACACCCCGGTAACCCTGGCCAGCCTGAGCAGTTTCTCGGCCTTGGGCGCCTTTGTTTGACCGCTCAACCACTGGTTGACGGCAGATGGGCGGACACTGCACTGCCGGGCTACCTCGCTCTGGCTGAGGTGGCTGTGCTGGATGGCCCGTCTGATTCGCTCGCTAATCTCCATATCAGCAATCTTACAAGCGCGCATTGTCAGGATGCTTGCAGATATCATTCAGCATGCTTACAATCAAGTCTGAAAGGAGGCGCTTATGAAGACCAAGGCAGCGATTGAACATTTCGGCACCGCAAGCGCAGTCGCGCGCGCCCTGGGGATAACGCCGCACGCGGTCATCCAATGGGGCGATGTTGTGCCGATTCGGCGCCAATACGAGCTGGAAAGAATCACCAAGGGAGAACTCAAGGCTGCGCCGTTCAAGGCGGCTTGAGGGCAAGAAAGAAAAACGGACAGCAAAGGACTCAGCCATGTACTCGAACCCTCGTCACCTGCGAGACCACGAAATCAAGGCCCGCTTCGATGAAGAAACCTACGCGCTCATCGAGGCAATGGCCCGATTCCACCGGACACAGAAAGCCGTACTGATTCGCGAGCTCGTCGAATCAGCGCTCGAAAAGATGGTGTACGACGAGGATACCGCCGATCACAACGTGGCCTGAAGGCCCTCTCAAGGGTCGCTACGAGGAGGCCGCATGCCAGAGCAAGACGTCGCGCTTGACGCGCGCACTGCCGAACGCCTTGCGAAATACGCCAGGCAACACGGCATCACGCAAGAACAAGCGATTCAAGAACTGGTGTCCGGCGAGCTGAGAAGCCGGACAAAACCGAGGGCCTGCAAAGGGACTGTTCAGCCGTTCCGCAGGCGCTGAATAGGGCCTTAAAAGGCCCGGACGCGAAAAAGCCCGGCGAGCTGGGGAGCTAGGACCGGGCTTCATCACTAAGCAGATGGAGACAGTATGAACGCTCTAGTCGAATCCCGCAACACTCCCACCATGACCAGCCTTGAGCTGGTTGAGTTCATCAATAGCGAGCGTGGAGAAGGTGATGCTCGGCTTCGCCATGACCATTTCATGGCCAAGGTGCCGAGAGTGCTTGGTGACGCGGCTCCCAAATTTTTGGGAACCGATCACTACACCGCTGGCGGCGTGCTACGCGCCCGGAATATCTGTCACTTCCCCAAGCGCGAAGCCTGCCTGATGGCCATGAGCTACAGCTACGACCTTCAGGCCAAAGTGTTTGACCGCATGACAGCGTTGGAGCAACAAGCCAGCAAGCCCGCGCTGCCCGATTTCACCGATCCCGTCGCCGCTGCCCGCGCCTGGGCTGACGAGGTTGAGCACAAGCTGCGCGCCGAAGCCGCCCTCGAGAAAGCCAAGCCTGCCGTCGAGTTCGTTGAGCGCTATGTCTCTGCCGATTCCGGCAACAAGGGATTCCGTCAGGTCGCAAAACTTCTCAAGGCTAACGAGCGCGAGTTTCGCTCCTTCCTGAACGACCAAGGCGTCATGTACCGCCTTGGCGGCGAATGGATGCCCTACCAGAAGCATATCGACGCTGACCGCTTCGTCGTCAAGACAGGCGTCACTGATGACGGAGCGCACTCCTACAGCCAAGCGAAATTCACCCCGAAGGGCGTCAACTGGATTGCCGGCCTTTGGGCTCAGCACAACCTGGGAGGTGGCGAATGAGCAATCTCGCGTACCTTCCGGGGCATGCTCCTGATTCGGCGCAGAAATCCGCCAAGGGGCCTCAAGTGGAAGATGGCTACACCCGCATCGCCAACGAGCTGTACGAGGTCGTGAACAACGCTCACGCCTTCCCGGTCACGTTGACCCAGCTTCGCATCGTCCATGCCGTTATCCGTCGCACCTATGGCTTCAACAAGACCATGGACGCCCTGGCTGATACTCAGATCGCAGCCGATACCGGCATCCCTCGCCAGAAGGTAAACCCGGCCAAGCACGCCCTCATCGCCATGAAGGTTCTAGTGCTGTCCGAGGATGGACGGAAGATCGGGATCAACAAGGCATACGACCAGTGGGATTTCAGTGCTCGCCCTGAGAAAAAAGCACCTCAGCGCAAAGCAAAGTCAGATGGTGACACTGTCACCAAAAAGGTGACACAGAGCGTCACCAAATCGGGTACACACAAAAGACAGAAAGACACTAACTCTACTGACGTAGAGTTAGGTGCGCCAAAATCATCGCGCAACGACATCGACTTCTCGGAATTCGCTGCAGACGTTGACGAGCAGACGCTTCGCGACTTTGCCAAACACCGGAAGGCCATGCGCAAACCGCTCACTCAGCGTGCGCTGCGCTCCATCGTGAAGCTCGCCAAACGTTGCCAGGATCAAGTTGGCGTTTCAGTCGATGACGCACTTGACGTCGCCATGGCGTCTGGGTGGATGAAAGTCGAGCCCCAATGGCTCATCAATGCCGGATACGGCAAGGGCGTCATTAGCGAAAACGGCGCCCCAGCCTGCCCCCATGCCGACATCCTGGCCATCTGGGACGAGACATGCGCCCAGTACAAGGGCAAAGCGCCGAACCTGCTGGACTGGCAGGGCACCAAGTCTGCCGAAGCCCTGGCCGAGCGTTGGGCCGAGTTCTACAACGTCGAGGTCAACGGAAAGGTTCGTTACGACTCGTTGGAATCCGGCCTGGCGTGGTGGCGAATGGCGCTAAGTCGCATCGCCAGCCTCTCCAATTTCCGTCAGTCCGACGCGACCATCTGGGACGTGTTCTACAAGACGCGCTTCAGCAAGGCCGCCAACGGCAACCTGCCGACTCAGTCAGGGGGTGCCGTACGATGAACGCCGACCTCCTGCAGTACGAAAGCCAGATCATCGGTGCTGTGTCCATCGACTCCAGCCTGCTGATCAAGATTGGCGACCAGCTCCATCCTGAAGACTTCTCGGGTCACGAGCAGCAAGTCGTCTGGGGCGCTGTCCAGAAGCTATGGCGCGACGGCAAGCCAACCGACGTGGTGACGCTCTCCGAAGTCAGCGGGGTCGAGCTGCACATCCTGGCTGATTGGGCGCGCGACACCTACAGCACCGATCAGGGCTCCGTGTCCACTTGGGCCAACATCGTCCGTCAGAAAGCCCGCCTGCATCGCCTGACTGCAGGGCTGGCCGACCTGATGAACACGGCTCAGGAGCGCGACGCCGACGCCGATTCGCTGATGAATCGGGCCCGCGAGATGCTGATGGGCATCGAGCAGGACAGCGTCCAGCAAAAGCGAACCACGTCTCAGATCCTCAAGGACCGTATAGCGGCGCTTGACCGTCGCATGGACGGCACCGAAAGCCATATCGGCCTCACGACCGGGCTGAAGGATCTCGACAACAAGGTCTATGGCTTCAAGCCCTCGGAATTGATCCTGCTGGCTGCACGTCCCGCCATGGGCAAGTCGGCGCTGGCTCTGCAGATCGCCCAGCAGGCCGCCTGCGACCACGATAAGCACGTCGCCGTCTTCAACCTGGAGATGGATGAAGACGAGATGTTCGACCGCTTCATTGTGCAGCGCGGCCAATTCCCGGCCGACTGGTTCGCTGACCCGAGAAACCATGGCGACGAGATTCATCGCATCGGCAAGGCAGTGCAGTCCCTGCAGCACGCCCCGCTGACCGTCTTCGACAACATCTTCGACATCGAAGGCATTGTGGCCAAGTCGCGCTCGCTCCACCAGCAGCGCCCGCTCGATCTCGTCGTCGTTGACTACCTGCAGCTAATCAGCAGTCGTAATACCGCCCGCTTTGGCAACCGCACTCAGGAAGTCGGTGAATACAGCCGCGCACTGAAGATGCTGGCCATGTCGCTGGGTTGCCCCGTCCTGGCTCTATCCCAGCTCAACCGTGATGTCGAGAAGCGTCCCGACAAGCGCCCGCTGATGGCGGATCTGCGCGAATCCGGATCGCTGGAGCAGGACGCCAACAAGATCCTGATGCTCTACCGAGACGAGATTTACAACGAGAACAGCGACCAGAAAGGCGTCGCCGAGATCATCGTCCGCAAGCATCGGGGCGGGCCGACAGGGACGGTGTTCAGTGCCGCCAACATGCGGATGTACAGCTTTGGTGACTTGGCGCACAGCGGACAGATGCAGGCACAGGAGGCGAGCTATGACCCATTCAACTAACTCCGTCTGGAACCAGCACGAAGGCTACGTGATGCGCTCGTACGCAGAGGCTCGGGTGGCTGAGGTCATGACGCGAATCGGCTTCGCCTGGGTGTACGAGCACATGCCCTACAACTTCCGGGGCTACCTGCCTGACTTCTATCTGCCGAACCTGGATGCATTTGTTGAGGTGAAGGGTGTCGATGCTTCCGATGAGGAGCTTGAGAAGTGTGAGCGCCTGCACAACGAGACCGGATGCCCGGTAGTGCTGAGCGAAGGAAGTCCAGCGGAACCGGGCTGGCGTCCGCGTCTTTACCTGGATGGCCGCTGGCGAACGATTCCGATGATGACCATTCGTGAAGGCGTTAACCGCTTCGCCTCTCCCGAAGAAGCGATCCGCTTCCGTGCCGCTTTCGACGTGAGCCACATCGGATCTCGCGGCCCGGCCTTAATCAGCGCGTTTTGTGACGCGTTTCGCGTCAGCATCCATCACGAAATGGATAGCAAGTCTCGCGCGATTTATGAGCACAACGAGCCGGTGACGCAAGAGCGCCTGCAGTCACTCGACGGAAAGATGAGCCCGGCCGAGCGGCACTGTCACGACTTCCTGGCCCCTCGTCGCATCGGAGGTAACGCATGACTCTCACCCGAGAAGAAAAACAGCGCCTCCGCTCTCTCGGCATCTACGTCTGCTGTGAGTTCTCCACTGGCGAGTGTGTCGTCGAGCAGAGCGGCGTGACATGCCGGAAATCGGCAGAGCATCTCAAGCGCCTCGCCAATCCCAGCATCGGCGAGCGGATTCGGAACTGGCTGATCGGGAGGGTGGCGTGATCGAACTTCTTAATATGGATTGCATGGAGTACATGAGCGGCCTGTCCGATAAGGCGTTCGACCTGGCTATCGTTGACCCGCCATATGGTGTTGGTGAGCACGGCGGCAAGAATCGCACGAGCGCCGTCCTGCAGAAGAATGGGGCGCGCTTAGTTGCACGCGACGGCGGGTATGCAAAGAAGGATTGGGACAAGGTTCCGCCGCCACCGGGGTACTTCGAAGAGTTACGCCGGGTCAGTCATGCGCAAATTATCTGGGGCGCCAATTATTACGCGGGTCTGCCAGCGGGCGGCTGCATCGTATGGGACAAGGTTAACGACAGATCGGATCAAAGCGCAGCCGAGATCGCCTACAACAGCTTGACCAAGCGCGTAGACATGGTGCGGTACATGTGGCGCGGGATGATGCAGGGCGAATCCATCTACAACGGCACTCGTCAGCAGGGCAATAAAGCGCTGAACGAGAAGCGCATTCATCCCACCCAGAAGCCCGTCAAGCTCTACGAGTGGCTTCTGCAGAACTACGCCAATCCCGGTCAGCGCATCCTTGATACTCACCTGGGCAGCGCCTCGAGCGCCATTGCTGCGCACTACTACGGCTGTGAATTCGTCGGCACTGAGCTGGACCCCGACTACTACGCCGCCGCGAAAGCTCGATTTGAGCGCGAGACGGCGCAGTACGACATGTTCGCCGGGGGTGCCGCATGACCCTCATCAACCGCTATCCCCTCGCCTCCTGCGCTGTGCTGCTGTCCGTGCTGATCGCTGAGGTTGTCGCCGCTCACTGGTATATGGGAGGTGTCGCATGAGCAAGTGGACTGCTGAGCAAGAAGAGCAATTGCGCGAACTCTACACGGGTAATGTCCCTGCCAAGGCGATTTCAAAACTCATCGGGAAGTCGATCAACGCTATCTACAAGAAGGCGAACGCTCTAGGGCTATCGGATTGCGAGCGGGCTCAGGTGATTACCAAATCGCTTGATCGTAAAGACCCGGAGGCGGCTTACAGGGATGGGCGTAAGCGTCGCCAGGAAGGTCGGCATAAGAGCCCGCCTTCACTCCTGCCTATGGTTGATCGCGCGTGGTGGTTGGCCGGTTGGCACGACGCCGACATGGAACTGGGCAGCAGCGTGATCGCCGGGAGGGCTGCATGAGCAATATCCCCCAAGACGTAACCGATCACTGCAATGCCCACCCGATGTGCAAGGGCTGCCCGCTGCGGACGTGCGTCGCACCGCTGGCTGATGCCGGTAGACCGGAATGGGCTGCGTGGATCGATGGCCGTATCGCTGCGATTCGGGCGCTCAAGGAGGAGGCGAGATGACTCTGCCTTATGACACGGCACGCTGTTCCGGCCGCTACGACCTGCAGGCCGATGGCGAGTGGTGTCCGCATCGCGACACCTGCCAGCGCTATCTCGCGTTCTCCGAATGGGACAAGGCTTCCGGCATCCCTGATTCCCAGGCGATTCCTGTCGCCATGGGCTCGCCGGAGTGCGGCATGAAGATCGAAATCGTGGAGGACGACATGACCCCCGAACAGCAGATCCTCGACATCCTCGCTCACAGCGAGCCGCTGACCGCCAACGAGATCGCCCAGAGAGTCGGCTGCACGCAATTCGAGATCCGCCCAGTGCTGTGGCGCATGCAAGCAACGGGTGAGCCGATACGCGACCACGGAGACGGCGTAGAGCGCGTGTATTGGCTAGACGATGGCGATAACGGGAGCGCGGCATGAGCAAGGAAGTCACCGTCGTGATAGACGACCACGCCGACGCCCGCCAGAAGCTGCCCATGATCCACGACTACCTGAATCGCGGCCTCAAGGCGGGCCGCGTGATTCTCACGTTCGGTCGCGAGAAGCGCAGCCCTATCCAGAACCGCAAGATGTGGGCCATGTGCCGCGACATCAGTGAGCAGGTTGAGTGGCACGGCATGACGCTCTCCGACGAGGACTGGAAGCAGATCATCAGCGCCGAAGTCGAGAATCAGCGGATCGTGCCGGGCATCTCCATCCCGTTCATCGCGCTGGGTGTCAGCACCCGCCGACAGAGCAAGAGGTGGTTCAGCGACTTCTTCGAACAGGCCTATGCGTTCGGTGCCGAGCATAGCGTTCGGTGGACCGGCGATTCGCTGTTGGAGTGGGCAATGGAGCAGGAGGAGGTGTCATGACAGATGCAGAGCTGCGCCAGGCAATCGATCAAGCATGGCATCACACGCAAAAGACATCGCGGGGGCCGGAGCTAGACCGAGCAACAATGCACTTGCAGGCCTTGCGTGCTGAACAGGTGCGTCGTGCAAGGAGTGAGGCATGAAGCGCTCGCAAATCGCACGTAAAACGCCTCTCACCGCACGCAAGCCGATGCAGAAGCGTCGCAGAAAGCAATCGTCAGCGCAGAAAGAAAGCCGCTTCCGCTCGCCGGCCTATCTGGCCTTCGTGCGCAGCTTGCCGTGTTGTGCATGCGGTGTATCGCCCTGTGACCCGCACCACGTCATCGGGCTGCACTGGGGCCTGTCCGGTGCGGGCATGACTGCGCCGGACAACTACGCCATGCCGTTGTGCCGAGCGTGCCATGGCGAGATGCACCGTGAGCCGGGCTGGCTCCAACATCAACCCCGGTGGCTGGTGGACACGATCAATCGCGGGCTCGACGAATTCACGGACGAGCCGATAGTCGGGGCGCTGTGTGAAGCGCTGGAATTCATCGCAGAGCGGGAGGCGGAATGAGCATCTTTGCACCATGGACAGTGCTTTGGAGTGGCGAGGCAAATGACGACTGGCTCGCACCATGCCGGCATGCCAATGGCGCTATGGCCATCCATTCAATCAGCAGGCCATGCGACGGGAAGCCGCTCTTCGGGAAGACGCATCCCAATCGGCAGCGTCAGGCTATGGCGCAATGCCTGTGCGACATTTGCGGGAAGCCGCTGGCCACGCGCACCAAGGTTTCGATGAGCCAGCTTCGCACAATTGAGGTCGGCGGCAGGGCGGTGTCGGCCCAGGTTGAACCGCTTTGTTGCAAGCCGTGCGCCGCCGCATCTCTATCGGCATGCCCTCATCTGAGAAAGCAAGTTGCCAATGGTGCGATCCAAGTAAGGCAGGTATTGCGGCACAGCCTGATCTCGCAGGTGCTCACCAGCGAGGCGGTGATGGAATTCACAGGCCAACGATGCGGCGAGCCTGTCATTGGGCATCTGAAGCTCGTTATCGAGAAAAGTCGAGACCGCACCACTAAGTGGCTGGGAGGAGTGAAGTGATCATGGTAAGCGAACCGGCTGCGCGGCGGCTGGCGAGGGCACGTGACGCCATTTTGAATTCCGTTCAACGAGATGGCGTAACGGATGTCGAGATCGGCGCAGCCATGTGGGAGTTCGATGAAGCGGCGAATGCACTGGCCGACGATCTGATCGCCGACAACCACCACCTGACCGAGGGCGACTGATGGGCAAGACCTCCCGCACCAAGGGCGCCAAGGGCGAGCTGCAACTGGCCGCCCTGCTCAACGAGCGCTTAGGCCTCTCCCTCACTCGCCGCCTCGCTCAGTACCAGTCAGGCGGGCACGACCTCGACGGCTGGGAAGGCGTGCACGTCGAGAGCAAGCGCAATCGCACGGCGACCCAGGGCCAGATCACCGGCTGGTGGCATCAGACCCTGGAGCAATGCCCCGGTGGCGAGACGCCTGTGCTGGCCTACCGGGCAGATCGGCAGGATTGGCGGTTCGTCATCCGCCCCAGCGACTGGTCCGGGCCTACTCACGAGCCTATTGAGGTGACGATTGACGGGTTCGTTGAGTGGGTCAGGCATGGTCGGCAGCTCAAGATGGAGGCGCTTTGACCGCTCCCCGCCCTGAAGGACGGGGATTCCCAATTCAGCGAGAACCGGACATAGATACTTGACCCATGCCGCTTACATTCTCTTCAAGGGCTAACACGGCCAGCCCGGCCGCTTTGATATTGCGCGCTGCGTTAATGTCGCGGTCATGGGTAGTGCCACATTCCGGGCAACCCCAAGCGCGAATGTTCAGCGGCAATGCATCTTTGGTGTGTCCGCAATCCGAGCAGCGTTTTGAGCTGGGATACCACTGGTCAATAGCGACCAGTTGGCGTCCTGCCCATTGCGCTTTGTATTCAAGCTGGCGCACGAACTCGCCCCAGCTTGCATCGGCAATGGCTTTGCTCAGCGTCGGATTGCGGATCATGTTCTTCACTTTCAGGGATTCGACGCAGATCACTTGGTTCTCGTTAATCAATCTGCGGGACAGCTTGTGGAGTCTGTCCATCCGGCAATCGGAGATTTTGGCGTGAATACGCGCAACCTTTTGCTTGGCCTTGGCACGGTTAGCGGAGCCGAGCTTCTTCTTGCTAAGCCTGCGTTGTGCCTTGGCAAGCCTGGCGGCGTATTTCGCCGTATGGCGGGGATTGCCGATCCTTTCTCCCTGGTCGGTGACAAACAGGTCTTTCAGGCCAAGATCAATGCCCACCATCTTCGGTGTGACGGGCAGCGTCTCGACATCGAACTCGCACAGGCACGATACGAAGTACCGGCCCGCCGAATCCTTGGAAATAGTAATCGTGCTGGGTTCGCTGGGGAGTTCACGGCTCCAGCGGACATTAAGCGGCGTCTTGCTCTTGGCCAGAAACAACTGGCCATCGCGGTACTTGAACGCGGAGCGGGTAAATTCTGCCGACTGGCGATGCCGCTTGCTTTTGAAGGTCGGATACTTCGCGCGTCCTTCAAAGAAGTTCTTGAACGCCGACTGCTGGTGACGCAGACATTGTTGCAACGGAACGCAAGACACTTCATTCAGAAAGGCCGTGTCAGGCGTCTTCTTCATTTTTGTCAGGTAGGCGTTGGCCTCGATATAGCCAATCTTCTCCTGCTGCTGATAGAAGGCATCGGCGCGGTAACGCAGCACTGCATTGTAGACGAAGCGCACGCACCCGAAAGTCCGGGCAAGCAACTGCTCTTGCTCGGGCGTCGGGTAAAAACGGTACTTGTATGCGCGTTTAGTCATGCGTCACATTATATCTAAGATTTTGTGATAACATCAACCCAAGGAGGCGCGCATTCCTCCCCGCACTAAAAGTACGGGGTATCCAGCGCGAAAAATCTGATGACAGACACCACCGAGAAACCGCCGTCACGGCGCTACGTGAACTGTCCGAGGCCGCAGCGATGAAGTGGACCAAGGTCAATCCGTACTGCATCCGGGCAGGCGAGTATCAGATCACGAAGTTCACGCTCGGCGGCGAGGATTTGTACCTCGTCTATCACCAGGGCGAACAGATCGGTAACGCCAGGGACGGCAACGCGGCGCGGAAAGTGGCAATCAAGCACTCAGATAAGCAAGGGGTGGAATCATGAGTATCACACGCGAGCCACGCTTGGCCTGGGCGATGGCCACCAAGAGCGCATCCAAGGCCGCCCCTGGCCCTTGGGTCGATGAGATGCCGGGCGGGCATAGCAGCATGACGATGCTCGAGCTGTGCGCGGAATACAGCCCCATCTGGTCGCTGATCCAGCGCATGGAGCGCGAGCAGCCCGATACAGCAGCTATTGGGCACGTCATCTGCCACGCCGACACCGAGGCCAGCAATTGGCACCTGGATGATGCGGTGGCCGCGCTGATGGGCCGAGTCGTGGCGATGATCCCGAACTGGGGTGATGGCCGCGCATGGCGTCAGGCGAAAAAGGATCGTGTGCCGCACCTAATCCGCATTGCCCTGCTGGAGCGCCGGGAGAACCTGAGCGGTGAGCGTCCGGCATGGCAGCCCGAGCGGATCGGCGCCGTGATGCATGAGTGGTATGGCATGGCGATCACTACACGGGATTGGGCGCGGGACTGGCTGCCTGTTTGGTCCTGCATTCAGGTGGCTGTCGACGACATGGAAGCGGACGCCCTGGAGCCCGTCAGTGACGTGATCGGCGCAATGATTCGTCGCGAGCGTATAGCCGCATGAGTGCATAATTGCGGTTTATGCACGAATTGCACAATAAAGTTTGCCCCGGAGGTGGTATGAAAGCATTGTTTGTCAGAGAGTTCGAAGGTCAGAAGATTGCATTTGGACGGGGCGGTTGGTTTAACGCCAGCCAGGCCTCTGCACGGTACGGAAAGGATGTTAGCTCATGGCTATCTTCGCCTGCTGTAAGTGGGTATATCAATCGCTTGGCAGCGCACTCCGGCAGTAAGCGAACCGGCTATGTATCAAAGTCTCGACAACGCGAGCATGGTGGATATTGGCTGCACCCTGATTTGGCGGGCATGGTCGGAAGATGGCTGGGTGAGGATATTTCTGAGTGGCTGGATTCCGAGATACAGGCTGTTCAAAAAGTTGGGCGCGAGATTTGCAGATCCTCGCTTCTGGATAGAGACTGGCTTAACGAATGCTTTCTGTATGACGATGAGACGGGGTTGTTAATTTGGAGAGCGGACAGGCCTGCAAGTCACTTTTCTTCACCTGCAAGATATCAGTCATGGATAAAGGATACGGCTGGCACGATCGCTGGTTATCCCAGTAGCGATGGGTACTTGCTTATCAAAATAGAGGGTACCCGCTTGTACCAGCATCATATTGTATTAGCCATGCATGGTATAAAAGTTCCTTATGACAAGGAAGTGGATCACCTTAACGGCAACAGGTCCGATAACAGGATGCAAAATCTTCGCGTCGTTTCGCATCTGGTGAATATGCGGAATCGCACAATGCACTCGAACAACACAAGCGGCATTAACGGTGTCAGTCGCATAGGGGGAAGCCGTCCATGGATGGCCCAGGCAGGACTGAATGGCGGGACGATCATTATAGGTAGGTATCATACTTCCGAAGAAGCAGAAGCCGCTCGGCAAGCATGGCAAGATAAAGTCGGCGACTTCACGAAAAGACATGGAAAAAAGTCTTGCGATATTGCGGCATCCATGGTTTGATATGTTCATGCTGGTCGAAGTTTGCACTGCCAGCAGTTGATTTATTCAATCGCTCGCCACTCGGCGGGCGTTTTTCGTTTATGGCGTCCTGCGAGCCTCGATCCTCGCCCTGGTCGGACGCCACCCTTTCGGCTCCCGCGCTCTGCACTCCCCCGTCGCGTTCCCGGCGCGGTCGAGCCGATCTATTCCGCCGTCCCAAAGATACGGCATTGCCCCTCGTGCGGGGCTTTCTTATTCATGAGGTACCGCCTATGCCCCGTATCAACCCGCGAGAGGCAGGTGGTGCCAACGTTGCTGCATTCCTCGACATGACGCGCGTGTCGGAGATTGGGCCGGAGATGATGGCTGCATCAGACAGTGGCTATAACGTCCTCGTCGGCAGTCTGCCCGGTAAGCTCAAGCTGTTCCACGACTACAGCCACCACCCTCTCCCGCCAGGCATGGCTATCGAGTATTCGCCCGGACTGTGGAGCACGGCGGCTGGCGGCTATCAGATCCTGTCGCGGTACTGGAAGCATTACCAGAACCTGCTCGGGCTGCACGACTTCGGCCCGGTCAATCAGGACCGCTACGCAATCCACATGTTCAAGGAGCGCGGCGCCCTGGATGACATCAAGGCCGGGCTGATCCGCGACGCCATCGCCAGATGCTCGAATACCTGGGCCAGTTTTCCCGGCGCCGGATACGGACAGCATGAACACCAGATCGAAACGCTGATCGACGCATACATCAACGCAGGCGGCTCGCTGCACAGTGACGAGAAGGATTGGTTTGATCGAGTCGTCAAGGTCTGAATGCCTATGGAAACCATCTCAATCACGTTTGCCTATCTGCAGATACCGCTAGTGATCCTGCTGGCCGCGCACTGCATCAAGGTCCGTCATAACGTCACTGGCTGGGTCAGCAAGGCCATTCTCTCGGTGATCGGCTGCTGTGTGTTCTTCCTTGGCTGGCGACTCGCCACAATCGACCTGATTACCGACCCGGTGACGCGGCAAGCGGGCGGGATCGGCATGCAGACCCTGTTCATCATCGCCATCTATGTCCTGGTCACTGCCATAGGAAGCCTGAGCACCCACAAAAAATAGGTAGGGCTGCTCATGCTCGACGCGCTTTCTTCGCTGTGGCAGTTCGTTGCCGACGTGATGCACAACCCGCGTGTCGCGGCCGCTTGTGCGGCGATGATCGTTTCTATTCTGTTTGGCCGGTGGCGGGAGACCCTGCTGGTTGGATTTCTGGCCTACTGCTTCATCCCCATCTTCATCGCGAACCCGATTTACCCGATGCCCAAGGAGTGGGCGTCCGGTGCTGGAGCCACTATGGCCGTCATGGGCGTACATGGCATACAGGCTCGCATCGAGCAGCTTGATTTCAAGTTTCTGATCACTGCGGTCATGGATCGCATCAAAGGGAAAAAGTGATGCGTCTCCTGTTCTCCAAGCCAAAATACGTGATTGCCGCCGGCGTAATGACCTTTGCCCTGGCGATCCTCGCCTCTGGTTGGGCGAACACCTACAAGCGTCTGCAGGACCAGCGCGAGGTGAACGCCAATCAGCGCGAGATAATTCAAGGTCAGATCAAAAGCGGTCAGCGTAAGGATGACATGAACCTTGTGGCGCTCAATGGTGCGCTGGCTGCGTGGCGATTCCAGCAGGGCGAGTCGGGTGCCTATGAAGCCAAGTGGCTTGATCGCGTCGAAAAGCTCAACAACGCTCGACGCTACATCGGATACCTGCGCGGCAAGCTCAAGGGCTGCACAGCCACCACAAACATGCTCGGCGACGAGGGATGGACGGGCAACGCTGACATAAAGCCGGAGGCGAGCGAATGATGGGCATCATCGAAAAAGCCTTGGGCGCCCTCACTGGCCCCGTTTTCGACGTGATCGACCAAGCGGTGACGGATAAAGACGAGGCCAACCGGCTGAAGCAACAGATCCAGTCGCAGCTTATCGACTCCGAAGACTCGGCGGTCAAGGCGCGGATGCAGATCATCCTAGCTGAAGCGACAGGGGAAAGCTGGGCACAGCGGAACTGGCGCCCCGTCCTGATGCTCGTGATCGTTGCCATCGTGGCGAACAACTATCTGATCGCTCCCTACCTTGGCGCGATGTTCGGCGTCGGTCTGATGCTTGACCTGCCCAGCAGCCTGTGGGATCTCATGACGCTGGGCGTTGGTGGGTACATAGCGTCGAGAGGCGTGGAAAAGAGCATTGATAAATGGAGCAATGCCAAAGCGAGCCAGGCTACAGCTAGCTTTTATCAGTCTGTTGAAAAAAAGAAATAACACACTGTACCAATGATTTTTCTCTCTATATACTCCTAGGAGGCTATGGGGAGAAAATAGCATGTCATGCACAATTGAAGGTTGCTCTAATCCGCTGTATGTCAAGAAGCGTGGCTTGTGCCTAGCGCATTACCTTCGGTGGTATAAGTATGGGGACCCAGAGTTCTTTCCTGAGCCACGCAGAGGATCAGATGCCCCGTCCTATAAGCATGGTGCGTGGGGAAAGCCTGTGTTCGGCATTTGGAAGCACATGATTTCTCGATGCTACAACCCTGCTAACCAGTCCTATCAGCGGTACGGGGCGCGAGGTATCAAAGTCTGTGAGCGTTGGCGAGATGATTACTTTGCGTTTGAGGCTGATATGGGGCCTCGCCCGGAAGGCATGAGCATTGACCGAATAGACAATGATAGGGGTTATGAGCCGGGCAATTGTCGATGGGCTACTGATGAAACACAGGGCCGCAACAGGCGTTGTGTGAAGCTCACCAAGGAGAAGGCTGACGAGATGCGCGATCTGCCGCGACGGGCTAAGAATGGTCGCGGTCCCGGCTACTCGAAAGCAGAGATAGCGGAGATGTATGGCGTATCTGTTGCGACGGTCAAGAAGGTGTTGTCAGGCGATTACTGGAAGTAATCGGTCTGGCGAGAAGATCACCCGCAACGTGACTGGCAAGGGCTTCATGGCTGCGGTGAAGAAGCAATGAGACCCCTCGCCGCCTGGATGCTCTCTCGCTACCTCGTCTGCCTGTTCGTCGCCTCGCTGATATGGGAGCGGATCTATGGAGTTCACCCTGGAAGGCATAAAGCGAGAGATGGAGAGGATTGTTGAAGAAGCCAAGAACCATGATCGGGTCCGGGTGATCGGCTATGCGACGATTTGCTTCGACTGGGATATAGATGAGCGTGAGGCCAGGCGCATTCGTCACTCGGTCAAGCGTGCAATCCAAAGTTGCCGCCGAGGATAGCCCATGTCCGACCACCTTCTGTGGTATCCCATCGGCCCGATCATCTGCGACGGCATGACCATCGCTGAGCGCATCGAGCAGCGGATAGGGGATGTGGCGTTCGAGATGCTGTTCGAGTGCGAGTGTGTGGGCGAGATCGAGTGTGACGTATTCGACTGAACACAAACCAGCCGCTGGGGGTGATCCTACGGCTACTCAACGACGGACGCTGTGAAGCGCTGCACTCCGTACGAGCCGTCTGAGAAAGCTCAGGCGGTCCCTATTCGATGAGGTGACGTATGCAGCACATACATTACTGCAACGGCCCCGACCTGCCCGATTTCCCGGATGACGTGCAGCCAAAGGACGTGAATATTTGGCTGCACGACAGCGGCATGGTGGCAACGCACGACTACGCATGCCCGGTGTGCCGCAGCGAAAGCGCCGTCCTGAGCCTGCATAACGGCCTATTCCAGCCGTGCTGGGAATGTCAGGACAAAGGGTATCGTCTGATCAAGAAAGATCAGCGCAAGTGGTGGCAGAAGTTGCTGTGAATATTCGATGAGCCGCCCCGCGCGGCCATCTCAATGCGCTGAGTGCGTATCGAGATGAAATACAACGAGAGATAGCTATGACGAACACGACTGCGGAGGCGGTCGAGCTGACCCCTAAGCAGTCTCGATTCGTCGATGAGTACCTGATTGACCTGAACGCCACTCAGGCGGCTATCCGGGCCGGATACAGCGAGAAGACGGCATATGCCCAAGGGCAGCGACTGTTGAAGAATGCTGAGATTGCCGCCCAGGTACAGAAGGCGATGGATGCCAGGGGTGAGCGCACTCAGATCGACGCTGATTTCGTGCTTCAGGGTATCGCCCGAAACATCGCCCGCTGTGAGCAAGGCGCGCCCGTGCTAGATCGTTCAGGTGAGTACGTGATGGTCGAAGGCCCCGATGGGCAAACCGCTCCGATGTGGAAGTACGACGCCGGCAACGCCCTCAAGGGCTATGAGCTATTGGGCAAGCACCTGAAGCTGTTCACGGACAAGACCGAGCACTCCGGCGAGATCAAGACCACCGCCCCGACGATCAACATCACGAGGGAATGATGAGCGACGACGCTGCCCTGAACGTTCGGCTGCACAAGCGTCAGGGGGAAGCGTTCGACTCGGAAGCCACGGAGATCCTGTACGGCGGCGCTGCCGGGGGCGGCAAATCACACCTGATGCGTGTGGCCGCCATTATCTGGTGTGCTGAGATACCGGGCCTGATGGTCTACATCTTCCGCCGCCTCTCTGACGATCTGGAGAAGAACCACCTTTACGGCCCCGGCGGCTTCTTCGAGCTGCTGGCTCCGTGGTTCAAGACGGGGTGGGCGAAGTACAACGGCTCCAAGCACTACATCGAGTTCTGGAACGGCTCACGCATCTTCCTGAGCCACTGCCAGCATGAGAAGGACAAGTTCAAGTACCAGGGCGCGGAGATCCATGTTTTGCTCGTCGATGAGCTTACCCATTTCACCGAGAGCATTTATCGCTACCTCCGTGGTCGTCTTCGTCTAGGCGCGCTCGATGTCCCCGATAAGTACAAAGGGGGATTCCCTCGTGCTATCTGTGGGTCGAATCCCGGCGGCGTCGGCCACAACTGGGTCAAGTACGCCTTTGTCGATGCGGCGCGTCCCATGGAGATCCACCGGGCAGCCAAATCAGATGGTGGCATGCTTCGCCAGTACATCCCGGCCCGGCTGGACGATAACCCGTCGCTGCTGAGCAATGACCCCGACTACATCGACCGCCTGGAAGGGCTAGGTAACCCGGCGCTCGTCAGGGCGATGAAGGACGGTGACTGGAACATCGTCTCGGGCGGTGCCTTCGATGACATCTGGAACGAGTCACGCCATGTGGTGCCGCGCTTTGCCGTTCCGGCTAGCTGGTACGTGGATCGCTCGTTCGACTGGGGCTCAACGCACCCGTTCTCCGTGCTGTGGCACGCCGAGGCAGACGGCTCAGAGGTGACGTTGGAGGATGGCCGCACCTTCTGCCCGCCCAAAGGGTCGATCATCGTCTGCCATGAATGGTACGGCGCCAAGGGACCGAACGAAGGCATGAAGCTGTCCGCCCCGGAGATCGCGCAAGGCATCAAGGAGCGCGAAGAGTCGCTGCGCATGGGTAAGTGGCTGCCCGGTCAGGTCAAGCCCGGCCCTGCTGACAACCAGATCAGCAACGTCAACGAGTCTGGCAGCGATAGCGTGGCCAGGAAGATGGAGTCGGAAGGCATCAAGTGGACGGAGTCGGACAAGAAGCCCGGTTCTCGCGTGAACGGCCTTGAGCTGATACGCACCCGCCTGAAGGAAGCCGCCAAGGAAGCCCCCGAGGATCCGGCGCTCTACTTCATGGATCACTGCCGCAACATCATCTCGCACCTGCCCGTGCTGCCCCGGAGTGAGCGCAACCCCGACGACATCGACACCACGGCAGAAGATCACGATTACGACGCTCTGCGCTACAGGGTGCTGAACCGCCGCGCTAAAGCCGGCATGAGACGACTCGGAGGACTCGCGTAATGGCGGTGACCGCAACACATAGTCAATACGCCGCCATGAGCGACGACTGGCAGATGATGGAGGATGCCCTGGCTGGCCCGCGCACGGTCAAGCTCAATGGCGTCACCTACCTGCCCAAGACCTCGGGCATGATCGAGGCGGAGTCGCTGGCCGGCACTGACCAGAGCCCGCTGACCAAGGAAGACGCCGAGAAGCTCTATCGGTCGTACAAAGAGCGCGCCGAATACCCCATGTGGGTCAAGGACAGCCTGCGCACCATGGTTGGTCTCGTGTCTCGCCAGGAGCCGGAAATCGCCCTGCCCGACAAGATGTCCGGCATCGAGGAGAACGCCACGGCGGATGGCTTCGGGCTCAAGGAGTTGTTCCTGCGGGTGGTGATCGCCAACCTGACCAAGGGACGCAAGCCGTTGCTCGGCGAGTTCGACGAATTCGGCAAGCCCTACATCGCCACCTACACCGCCGAGACGGCTATCAACTGGCGCGCAGAGAGTGTTAACGGGCGGCAGGACCTGATTCTAGCTGTCCTCAAGGAGCAACGCCTACGCGAAGGCTCCGACGAGTTCGATCCGCAGTATGACGACGTGTACCGGGTGCTCGACCTGTTCGAGGGCCGCTACCGCGTGCGTCTGCTCAAGGCGAGCGGTGAGCAGATCGGCGACGACGATTTCCCAGGCTTCACCAACAAGCCCCTAGACTTCATCCCGCTGGTGTTCGCTGGCTCGACCGACAACAGCGTAGCCGTGGACGAGATCCCGCTGCTCACCATGGCCCAGTCGGCGATCAAGTATTACCAGCTCTCGGCGGACTACTATCAGTCGCTGCACTATTGTGCGCACCCGCAGCCTGTGATAACGGGGATCAAGTCTGATGAGGATCTCCGTGTCACTGGCCCTATGGCGGCCTGGACTTTAGAAGATCCTCAGGCAGACGCTAAATACTTGGAGTTTACTGGGTCTGGCGTTGAGGCGACCCGCATCGCGATGCAGGACGCCCGCAACGCCGCCGCCGAGGCCGGCGCCAAGGTGCTGGATACCGGATCCCAGGAGTCGGGAGACGCCCGCATTGCCCGGCAGAACGATCAGCACAGCTCGCTCTACAGCGTGTGCGTCACGTCGGCTCAGGCTATCGAACAGGTGCTGCAATACATCGCTATCTGGGTCGGCGCCAATCCCGATGATGTGGTCTTCAAGGTCGAGCCGAAATTTAGCCAGACCGACATCGACGCGGCGATGCTCACCATCCTGCACAACATCGTCATGGCCGGCTCCGCCCCACGTGAAGTCCTCTACGATGCCCTGCGCAAGATGGGCTTCACCGAAGAAAGCGACGAGGAGCTGGACGCCAAGATTGAGGCTGGCGTGATGCCGCAACAGGTGGCCTGATGCCCAAATACGACGAATCCCGCGAAGCGGCCCAGCAGAAAGCCTTTGATGCCATCCTGCGGCACGCCCTCAACGTCGAGCGCAACAACAACGGCCTCGTGGCCGACATGACCGGCGTGATCGATGAGGCGGGCAAGCGGCTGACGAGCGAGTTGTCGGATCGGCTGGACAATCTGACCCAAGGCGAACTGGCCGCCCTGTCCAAGTACAGGGTGGGCCAGCGTACCGACCGGCTGCCGACTCGTGTGCAGGGCGTCGCCAAGCTGATCGACGAATGGACCGACAAGCTCGGCAAGGACATTCTTGACACTTGGCAGAGCGAAGCGACCGACTTCGTGCAGTCCGAGGTGGACTTCACCAACGATCTGATGTCGAGCGTCCTCGTGGAATCGTCCGCAGCCGCCGTCTCTGCCTCGCAAATCTACAAGGAGGCCATGGACACCCCGGCGCTCGGGATATTCGTCGAGGACGCGCTACGGGATGTCTCGACGCAGACTCGGGAACGGATCTACGCCAAGGTACGCGAAGGCGTGACCCAAGGGTGGACGAATCAAGAGATCATCCGGGCGTTGCGCGGCACGCCGGGCATGAAATTCAAGGACGGACTGCTTCAGACGAGCCGGAACAACGTCTCGACCATCGTGAGGACTGGGCGCAATCATCTGTCCAGCACCACGTATGATGCGACGTACAAGGCGTTGGGCGTTGATAGCGTCATTTTCTGTGCCGTAATCGACGGCAGAACCACTCTGCTGTGCAGCTCCAAAGATCAAGAATCATTCCCGATTGACAGCAATTATCCGCGCCCTCCTTTGCACCACGCATGCAGGAGCACCATATGCCCAGACTTCGGTGGCAAGATTGCTGGGAAGCGGCCTTACGTCAAAGCGTTTAAGCCGATTCGCCAGATTCGCAAGGCTGACCGCCCTGACGACATGGTGGGGCAGGTAAAGGCGTCCACCAGTATGTCGGAGTTCCTGAAGCGTCCCGACAATGCCGCGTTTGCCAAGCAATACTTCGGCGAGACACGCTATCGCCTGTTCAAGCAAGGCAAGCTGAGCATCAAGCAGATGATCCGCGCTGACGGCACACGCTACAGCATCGAGGAGCTGCGCGCCCGCAACCGTGAGGTGTTCCGCGAGGTATTCGGTGACGCCTGATCGACAAGGAGGAAAGCATGAGCCGCATCAATGCTGCATGGTCAGCCATCAAGGACTGGCGCAACAACGAGTTTCTGCACTGTGCTTTCGTCTGGGCGCTGGTGGCGTTCTCGTGGAACGTCATGGAGTCAGGGCCAGCTAAGACAGGCATCGACGTAGCTGCTTTCCTGATTGCGCTCTACTGTTTCGTCAGGATGTGGAGGCGGCAGCGATCATCGCCTGATGCTAAACTGTAGGGATGCGCGACTAGGGTAGCTCCCGAAAGCACGTTACGCCTACGTGTTGTCGCGCACTCACCCAAGGCGATGACGAGAGGCGACGTTATGGCGAAACATGAACTTTTCTTGCGTGAGCTTGGAAATGATCTCTATGTCGCCTGTGACGAAGGTGATGCTGACGCCAAAAGGTTCTTTTCAGAAGAGTCCGTAAAGGCGTTGATGGCCGGCGATCAAGGTGGCAGAGAAGGATACGCTGACGCGCTTAAGAGCTACGCTGAAGCTCTGCTGGAAGGGAGTAACGATCAAACCGTTTCGCTACATGATATGGCTAGGCAAATGATCGCCTCGGCAGACGAGATGATGAATCCTGATCGCTAATATGCCTGAACCCTGCGACTCATGGTTCGCCCTGTGGTGGCGGTGTCTCCTGCGACGACACGCCGGCATCGCCACGCCTGCCGACCTGATGCAGGGCGAGATGGGCTGGCAGATGAGCATGGCGATCATGCAACGGATGGAGGGGTGGAAGTGATACTCACAACGCTTGATTCATTCCTGAGCAACTCGCGTCGATGGCGCAAGTGGCGGGGCGGGGTCTGGCATCAAGTGGCGCCATGGCCGTCCATGCCCTACATCGACCCGCTATGGGTTCGCGGCGATCCTGTCTCAGGTATCGAGAAGGTTTTTGAGACCGAGGATCACCGAAAGACAAGCTAGCCACCACACCAAACACAGCCCTCCTAGCGCGGGCTTTTTCATGGGCTGCCTACGGGCGGCCTTTTTTGTTTCCACAGCTCCTTGGTGAGACGCCATTGAGCATTCCCCAAAGCCCGAGATGGGCGAATCAAACGAGAGGTTTGATACATGGCACTGCAATTCGAAGTCGATTCGCTCGACGGTGTTCCCGAAGCCCTGCAAGACCAATACACCGAGACCGACAACGGGACGTTCCGGCTCGCGGTTGATGGCTATGAGGATCCTTCCGGGCTGAAAACCGCTCTGGAAAAAGAGCGCGGCGAGAAGAAAGAGACCGCCAAGCAGCTTCGCGAGATGCGCAAGCAGTTTGAAGGGATCGACCCTGACCGCACGCGTGAAATCTTCCAGCGTCTCGAGCAGGACGAGGAAGCTCGTCTGATCGCGGACGGTAAAGTGGACGAAGTCGTGAATCAGCGCACCGAACGGATGCGTTCGGAATACGACCGCAAGCTGCAGTCGATGGAGGAAGAAGCCGAGAAGGCCAAATCCTTCGCCAACAAGTTCCGCACTCGCGTTCTGAGCGACGAAGTGCGTGGCGCAGCGAGCGAGGTCGGGCTGGTTGATTCCGCCGTCTCTGACGCGGTGTACCGGGCGAAAGACCTTTTCCAGGTAGACGACGAAGGCAATGTCGTGCCGACGGAGGATGCCGGCTTCGATGCCGATGGCAAGCCTCTGACCCTGAAATCGTGGCTCGACGGAATGCGCGAGTCAGCTCCCCACTGGTTCCCCGTTCCCAAGGGTGGTGGTGCTCCCGGCAATGATGGCACGCGCTCAGGTATGAAGCGCTCCGACATGAGCCCGGAACAGAAGTACGCCTACATCCGCAAGAACGGCCAAGACGCTTATCTCAACTTGCCTGCATGAGGACATGACACATGGCAACCACCACCAATTCTGACCTGATCATCTACAACGATCTGGCTCAGACCGCCTACCTGGAGCGCATCCAAGAAGTCTTTCAGGTGTTCAACGCCCAGTCACAGGGCGCCATCGTTCTCGACTCCGAGATGCTGGAAGGTGATTTCCGCAAGCGCGCCTTCTACAAGATCGGCGGCGCCATCGAGCATCGCGACGTGACCTCCTCGGCCACTGTGACCGGCAAGAAGATCGACGCCGGCGAGATGGTTGGGGTGAAGGTGCCGTTCAAGTATGGCCCTTACGAGACCACCGAAGAAGCGTTCAAGCGCCGTGCCCGCAGCCCGGAGGAGTTCTCCATGCTGGTCGGGCAGGACTACGCCGACGCCCTGATGCAGGGCCGTCTGTCTTACGCCACCGCCGCGCTCAAGGCCGCCATCCTGGCCAACGGCAATATGGACGTGACAGCCGAGTTCGCTACCGATGGCCGCATCGCCTTGACCAAGGCGCTTCGCAAGTTTGGTGATCGCTTCAACCGCGTTGCGATGTGGATGATGGATTCCTCGAACTACTTCGACATCGTGGACAATGCGATCTCCGAGAAGATCTTCGAGGAAGGCAACACCGTCATCTATGGCGGCCAGCCCGGCACCATGGGGCGTCCGGTTCTCGTCACCGACGAAGCCCCGGCGAATACCGTGTTCGGCCTTCAGCCCGGCGCTGTGAGCGTCACCGAGTCTCAGGCTCCTGGCTTTCGGTCTTACATGATCGATAACCAGGAGAACCTGGGGATCGGCTGGCGTGCCGAGGGCACCTTCAACCTCGAGTTGCTCGGCTATAGCTGGAATGACAGCGCTGGCGGTGCAAACCCCAACCTGTCTGCCGTTGGCACTGGCGCCAACTGGAGCAAGTACGCCACCAGCGACAAGAACACTGCTGGCGTTCTGATCGACACCACCCCGGCAGGCACCTGATGGCAGCGGGCGGCTTTCGGGCCGCCCTAGTCTTTGGAGAACGCAATGGAATTGATCTATACGACGCGCCATCGCGATTTCGAGCCGGGCAAGCATTACCGAAACCCCGAGTATTTCGAGCGAGCGGAACGCGGCGTCGAAAGCGTGGTTCTGGATGGAAATTTCCCTGCCGTCCGGGATGCATACGAAGCGCTCAACGTGCCCGTCTCGGACGCGCAATCGAAAGCCGCACCCAAAGCTCAAGCCGAGCCCGAAAAGCCCGCAGAGGGCGACAGCAAGCCGAAACGAGGGCGTCCTCGCAAGACGGAGAGTGAGTGATGGTCGATTACGTCACCAAGGCCGATGTAGACACCACGCTGGGCTCTGGCTGGGAGGGGTCTGGTGATGCTGATCGCGCCGTCAAGCAAGCCAACGCCTGGCTGTCCGCCGAGCTGAACAGCCGCACGTTCGAGACGGTGCCCACGGAGGTCGTGGAAGCCGGTTCTGAACTGGCCCGCATGTCCGCCGAAGGCACGCTGTACGCCGACTCCGATGGCGACGTGAAGAGCGAGAGCGTGAAGGCGGGCGAAGTCGAGGTCTCTACGGAGTACCAGGACCGCTCACGCGCCACGAACGGCACGCTGCAATACGTGAAGGCGCTGCTCAAGCCGTGGTTGATGCCGCTTGGCGTGACGCTGCTTAAGAGGCTGTGACCATGACCAACGTGACTTCGCTGGACGACTATCGCCCGCATGACTCCGGCAATGCGCGATGTCTGCAATGTGGACATGAGTGGCATGCTGTTGTCCCTTCCGGGGTTAAGGGAAACCTTGAATGCCCTGCCTGCCATTTCTCGAAGGGCGAGTTTCTTGGTAACTGCGTCCCGCCTGAAGACTGGGAAATCTTCACATGCAACTGCGGCAACGACCAGTTCTATGTGTTGCATGGCGCCGTGTTCTGTCGCGGTTGCGGCGAGTCAGTGGCGTTTGATGAATTGGAGTGATCCATGGGCTACATCAGCGACAAGATCAACGCCAAGCTGCCCAGAGCCTTCGACGGCAAGCTAGCCGATGCTGTGCATGCGTTCAGATTCACGCGCGTCGAGGGTGGCGACATTGACCCGGTAACGGGAATTCCGACCGGCTCAAGCGTCACGATCAACGTCACCGGGCGCGGTCCATTTGGCAGCTATCGGGCTAGCGAGACGGACGGCACGAACATCCTGATCACCGATACCCGGCTGACTGCTGTTCAAGCCGAGGTAGTCGATCAGGACGGGCTGCCCATCGCCCCTATCGTCGGCGACGTCATCACCAGCGAGGGCGTCAGCTACGACGTGGTCAACGTCAGCAACACCGCCGGGGCGACGTGGACGCTGCAACTCAGGAATTCGTGAGGTGAGGTCATGTGGGATCGGAGACCGACGCTGTTTATCGAGGATGTCGAAAAACAGATCACCGATGGCGTAAAGGGTATGGCGGGCGAGGCCCTGGCTGGGGTCATTACCCGCTCCCCGGTCGACGAGGGCACTTTCCGAGCCAATCACCGCGTTGCCGTTGGCGGTGATGGCGGCGAGTACGATGCCAGTGACCACGATGAACAGGGTAATGCAACGCTCGACAGAGGTATGTCGATCATCGATGCCATTGAGACGCCATTCGTGCGCGTGACCATCTATAACCTCTCGCCCTATGGCCAGCGACTGGAAGATGGTTGGTCGCAACAGGCCCCTGGCGGCATCTATGAGGTCACGGCAGCCAGCTTGCAGGAAAAATACCGATGAGCATGTCATTCGAGGACATCAGGCAATCGCTGTATGGCCTGCTGGCGCAATGGGGTGAGCACCCCATCGAGTACGACGACATCAAGTCGTCAGCGGTCGATGGGGCAAGGCAATCCGGCGATCCGTGGCTGCGAGCGACGATCCTGCCGGGCGATTCATTCACCGCCTACATCGGCGACGGCCCGAAGGCTCGCGACCCCGGCGTGCTAGCCCTGCAAATCTTCGTGAAACCGCCTGCCGTGATCACTGTCGATGACCTGCCGGCCAGCATTCAGGCGTACCGCATCGCGTCCTCGCTGGCCGAGCACGTCTCGTACTATCAGGACGGATGGCTGGAGACGCGAGCCGCCTCGCTGCGCCGTGTTGGCGAGCAAGACGGCTATTACCAGATGAACGTCACCACGGTATTCGTGGCGAACTGACCTTCCCTCCCAACGGACCAACACACACCCGCCGCTGAGCGGGTTTTTTATTGCCTGAAACCCGCGAGGAAAAACGATGAGTGAGTCGAACCGAGTACGCATTGCCATCCGCCCTGATGGCAGCTCAAGCAACTGGAAGACGCTTCGGCGCACCAATGATGCCCTCACTGCCGGGACGAATACCACTCGCTCCGAGAATGTCCGATCTGATCGGATGCGTGACGGCCAAAAAATCACCACCATCACGGTCGGCGGCACGCTGAATATCGAGATGACGGCAGCCGAGTACGATGACCTGATTGCCGCCGCTATGTGCAGCACTTGGACCGCTGATACTCCCACAGCGGGGACGGATCAGATCACGGTCGGAACCACGACTACCAAGTTCGAGGTGCTGAAATCGTATCTTGATGAAGACCGCCACATCCTCATGTCTGGCATGGAAGTGGGCCAGCTCGAACTCAACATGGACTCCGGCAGCAAGATCACCGGCACAGTCACGTTCATGGGCACTCAAGAGGATCATGAGTACGATCCCAGCACCGATACCTTCGACCCGGCGTCAGACGCGCTGTTCTTCGACAGCTCCAACAACCTTTCGTCCGTGACTATCGACGGTTCGCCGTTGAGCGGCATCGCCATCACCGGCATGTCTATGACGATCAACAACAACCACCAGACCGATCAGGAGCTGGGCACGCAGTACCAGACCCACCACAAGGGTTCTGCAGACATCACAACCAGCAAGACCGTGCGGATGTCTGCGTCTGCGTTCGATCTCTGGAAGAACACCCTCACCAACACGCCCATCGCCACCAGCTTCACCATGGGTGATGGCTCGAACTCCTACGTGTTCAGCCAGGGTAGAGAGTTTCTGTCCGGTGATGCGCCATCCGGTGGGCTCGACGCCATCCTGACCTTCACCCTCAACGGCGTTTCTGCCGTCGATGCAACCGGCGAGATGCTCACCATCGAACGCACCCTGGCGCCGTAAGAATGCGGCGGCTTGGCGTGTCCTGGTCCGTGCGCCTCGTCGCCGCTCTATATGCAGCACCAACGGACCAATCGTATTCAACGGACCAATGAGGTATCACCATGGGTTACAAGTTCAATCGCTACGACACCGAGAAATTCATCGACGGTGACTGGGTCGAGATCGACGGCGGTCAATTCAAGATTGCAAAGTTCGGAAATCCCGCTCATCTTGAGGCCAGCGAACGCATCGAGAAGGAAATGCGTCGCCGCTACAACGGCAAGGATATTCCGACTGCGGTCAAGCTCGAGAACGTGGCCCGAGAGTACGCCGAAGGCTTGCTTCGCGACTGGCGCGACATGGAAGGCCAGGACGAAGATGGCAACCCGGTACAAGTGCCCTACTCCATTGAGAACGCTACGGAGCTGCTGCTCAACGATGAGCCGCTGAGGAACCGTATCCGACAAGAAGCCGGCGACCTGGCTCGCTTCGAAAAGGAGTATGTCGACGAACAGGCGGGAAAGCGCGGCGCTTCCTCCGGTGGCGGTACGAGTGGACGCAAGAAAGGCTCGAAGACGCCTACAGCGAATACCGCCGAGTAGCGGAGCAACTGGGTATTGATGACGATCCCCCGCCGCTTGACGAGCGCACCGCCTTCTGGATGCGCACGTTCAGCCTTCTCTGCAAGGGTCGCCCTATCGCCATGGGCGGCCTGCCCCCGCTTCCGCCGCTCGACATCATGGAGATCATTGACCGCTTGAGGCTCCCTTGCGACTACGAGGAGGCGCTAGAGGTGATCGGTGCCATGGACGATGAATGGCGGAGCCTACAGTCGACGAATTGATGAGCAGCAGAAGCTGCAGAAGGCCGCATAGGAGGCAGTATGGAAAGCAATAGCAACCTGCATCGCAGTGAGATGAAAGTGCCCGAGAGCCATCGGCTGGCCATCTCCATCGACACGGATCTCGACCTAAGCCAGCGCAAGGCTGTTGTTCGCGCTCTGGACATGCTGGCGAGCGCCCTCGCCGACCATGGGCATACATGGACCGACGAGGAGCGCGGGGCTTACGATGAAGCCGTTGCTAACATTCAGGACGTGAGAATGTCACCTACTTCCAATCCTTGCCAAACCCCTTGAGGGTGTCGTCGATAATGCGCTGACCTTCCGCCTCTAGCGCCTCTCGAATGGCGCCGTTCTTACCAACGAAGATTCCACAGTCCTCGCAATAGACATCGGAATCGTCGGTAACCGGCTGTTCAGGCTTGAGGCGGTCGCTTCCGCACTTCTCGCATCTTGCTACTATGTCTCCCATCCTGCGTACCTCTCTAGTTATGGGTGGACTAGCAGGCTAATCAGAATTTGGCAGCGGCGCATCTGGTAATGCATCCATGGGAGATGGCTTACAACGAAGGTTGCCCCGGGCTGTGCCGGGGCGTCAGCTTAGTCAGTGGATCGGGAAGATGCCGTAGTTCAGGCCAAGCCGCTTCCTTGATGCCTCCAGAAGCTCGCCCTTGGCCCTGGCGACGATGGTCTTGTATGTGTCCGCCATGCTCATGTGCTCGCACATTTGTGAGGCTGCGGGAGATTGCACCAAGCGAAGCGCCTCTTCGATCCGATAGTCCGACCAATGACGGTAGATCCAGTGGACATGGCACAGCAGGATGTAGAGGTCGCTCAAGTCTCCGTCGCTGAACGTGGCCGATGGCTTCTCTTCCTGTGGCATCAACTCCCCTTCCAGCTCGTATGACTGGATCGCCCCAAGCGCTTCGGTGTACTGGCTGTCGTCGATGTCCTTGTAGGTGCCGACGTTGAAGCGGTCCTTGAGGTGGCCATAGAGGCGGCTGAACGCTTGGCGCTGGATCGGCTTGGGCAGCGACTGCGCCTTGCGGGCAACAGCCTTCTGAATGCCGCGCTGGTGGTCAGGGGTGAGCGGGTTGGGTAGAGCCAGATTATTGGCCTTGGGTTCGAACTTGCCGAAGTAGTTGTCTTCCAGCGCCTCGAATACGTCCCATGCCGCATTGGTCTCCAGCATCTTGGCGTGACGAGCTGCGCCGCGCTCGGTGTAGAGCACCAGGCTCCGTGCTTTGGCAGGGATTTGTGAGTCGCTCAAAGCTACTCGCAAACGAGAAAGCTCTTTTCCTTCAACCTTGTAGCAGTGCTTCCCCTGAACGAAGCGATCCTTGTTCTTGGTGTAGTTTTGGCGGATGCGCACCTCGTCAGTGCCGTACAGTTGAGCCAGCACGGCGGTGGTCACGACAGGCTTGCCATCGTATGTCAGTTGCGGGACGTTGTCGGGCGTCACGGTAGTGATAGAATGAGTCATGTGGACTTTCCTTTTGGTAGGGGTTTGCTCTGCACTTGAAGCCTCTGGCGTTGGCCCGCCAGGGGCTTCTTCGCTTTCATGCAGCTTTACTGAGGCCCAGTGTTTGAAGAAGGTCATCAAACTTGTCTTCGTACCAGTGGGGCTGTGTCTGTCGCGGCGACTGCGGCGATGTAATGTTCTTGCCGTACTCGAGCCCGAGGTGCGTCAGGCACCAATAGCCGACCTCTTTCCCCTTGCTGCTGGTCCTGCTCTTCTTTTCGAGGATTCCCTGGCTGTGGCACACCTTGTTGAAGAATGCGGCGCTAACGCCTGCGGCGTGCCGCTTGAGCAGGTCTGACGCCGATGCGGTAGGCAGACTGGAGCCGCCGCCTGCAATCGCGGGTGCGTCAACGGCATAGTCAGGTATCAACGGCAGGTACTGAGGGCAGTTGCTCGCTGCAAATGCCTTCATGCAGGTGATGCGGGACGACCCTTCGACGCGAAGGGCGTCGAGGAAGGCGCCGGCGCCCTCGATCATGTCTTTCTGTGATGCTGAGACGCCTACGGGCTGAGCCGAGCCGCTCTCCAGGTCGTGCCAGCGCTTGATGACGGCAGCACGGCGCTTCACGTCGTAGCCGGTGACCAGCACTTCGGTGTGGTAGCGGTCCAGCTTGAAGCACGGCAGCGAGCGCCCAGTGCTGTCCTGATACTGGGCTGAAAATTCAGCCGAGCTGATATCGAGCTGTTCACACATCGAGCGGATATCGGCCATCACGTTCTTGTGCTGCTTGCCGGTCAGGTCGGCGATCTCCCGGCTAGACATGGTTGCAGCGGTGGATACGGCAATGTGCTGCGCTGAGAAGTTCTGGGTGGTAACATTCACCATTACGGTAACTCCTGTGAGCTTATGGGACACAGTTGATGCTATACCTGTCTCACAAGGTTACATAATTGCCTTTTTTAATGGTGCGGCCCATGCCGATAGTATTCTCCGATGACTTCCCTGACCGACTTTTGGCTGCGAGGGGTCGGCTTGGCCTTTCTCAGCAAGAGTTGGCTGACGCCATTGGCGTAAGCAGGAAGAGCATGTCGCGATATGAGCAAGGACAGACGCTTCCTCGTGCTGGCGTTCTTCTGCGTATGGCGAACATCCTGGAAGTAGATCCTGGCTGGCTAACAGGGGCAGAAGGCGAGGTTGACCGTGCAGAGATTGAGAGAGAGGCAGAATATCATGGTCTTTACCCGAGTAAAGTTACTGGCACCCCTGTTCATTTAAGCGCCTCTCTTAGAAACAAGATCGTTGTTTCTTCTCGCAAGAATCAACGTAGCGTTCACGACGAGATCGTTAGCAGGCTGGAGTCTTCTTTTGAGCGATCAAATCGTTTTTATGCTGAGGTACTCAAGGAGGTTGCTTATATGCTCGACTTCAATGAAGACGATGAGGTTCCGGTAGCTTACGAGGATACAAAAAATGATGAAAATCAATAACCAAGCTTAATCACGGAAGTAGAACGCAAAGAAGGGAACAAGAAGGGGGAGTGATGAAGGGTAAGATTTTAGCGGTGACAGCAGGCGTTGCAGTGATGCTCTCAGCGATATCAGCAGAGGCGAGGCAATTCAATGGTAATGGCCAAGCTGCCTGCGTCACAGAGAAGAAGCTTGACCAATTAATCGATGCTGCAACTCAGCGAAACAAGCCTGCTATCAACTATTTACTGCAGCACGGCTGCATTATCCCGAAAGCTGGGGTGCCTGTGACAGTTTTAGACACCACGTTTTCGGGAAAGGCTCAGGTTCGCGTCTTTGCGAACGGTAGGCCAATAGAGCTTTGGACTGTTTTTGAGGCGCTATCGAAATAGCGAAATCGGATAATGTATCGCCCCGCCATAGAGCGGGGCTTTTTTATGCCTGTAATTTGAGGTTGCGCCATGCCTTATGACTCTACTTTGCGCTTGGTGGTAGACAGTAGCGGCGCTGAGAATAACTTGCGTCGTTTCAGGGGTGAGCTGGATCAGACTGAACAATCAGGCGCGAGTGCAGGTAGGTCGCTTAAAGGTGTGGCCACTGCTGTCAGCGCACTAGGCGTAGCAGTCGCCGGGCTTGCTCTCCGCGAAGTGATCAACGAGACGGCGAAGTTTGAAGATTCCATGCTCGGCCTACAGGCTGTTTCAAAGGCAACTGCGCAACAAATGCAGCAGCTTGAGAAGCAGGCGCGCACACTTGGTGCGACCAGCATGTTTTCAGCTAAGCAGGCTGGCGATGCTCAGCGTTATTTGGCTCAGGCAGGGTTTGAGGTCAATGAAATCCTTTCGGCAACCCCTGGCCTGCTAAATCTGGCAGCTGCTGGCCAGATGGATCTGGCGCGTGCTGCTGATATCGCGTCGAACGTTCTCGGCGGCATGCGACTGGAGGTTGACCAGCTTAACCGTGTTAATGACGTGCTGGCAGCTACTGCGTCTGGTGCCAATACTAACATTGAGCAACTTGGTGAAGCTCTCTCCTATGCAGCGCCTTTTGCCGCCGCTGCAGGCATCTCTCTCGAAGACACCGCCGCTGCAATTGGCGCCATGTCGGATGCAGGTATTCAAGCGTCTCGCGCCGGTACCGGCCTTGTAGGTATCATCCGGCAGCTGTCAAACATCACCCCTGCGGCGCAAGAAGCACTAGAAGCCGCGGGGGTATCTCTTGAGTCTGTGAATATCCAAGCTCGCGGGCTGCAGCCCGTTCTGGACACGCTATCTAAAGCGAGCCTGGATGTTGGCCAATCCATTGAGATTTTTGGATCTGAAGCCGGCTCGGCTGCTCTCAATGTCATTGAGGCGTCTGACAAAATCGAAGGATTCTCTAAAAGCCTTGGTAACGCTGAAGGCGCTGCGGAGCGAATGGCCCTTGTTATTGGAAGTGGTCTAACTGGCTCAATGCGAAGCTTTAACAGCATGGTTAGTGAGTCCACTTTACAGCTAGGCGACAGCGGTATTGCGGATGCCTTTAAACAAGTTACAGACACTGCTACTGGCGTTTTAGCAATTTACAATCGGATGCTTCCAGCATTTGCCGAAGCTAACGATCTATCAGAATCGCAAGTTGATCGCTTGAAACTGCTTGCCAATGGCCTGGAATCTTTAGGCAAGGCCACGGCTGGTGTTGCTGCAATTTATGGGGTTCGCTTGGCCACAGCTTTCGCCGCGTCGACTGCGGCTATGGCTAAAAACACCTTTGCTAGCGTTGCTGCGGCAAAGGCGGATGCTTCAGCGGCTCAAGCTACTGTTCGCCGCACAGGTGCAGAAGTTCAAGCGGCTAAAGCCATTCTCAGTACTGCGCGAATTGACGCCCAGGCTACTGTCGGAACTAACGCGCACGCATTCGCACTTCAGCAAGTGTCTGCGGCCCGCATTCGCGCAACAGAGGCTGCCGGTGCTCACAATGCCGCTTTGGCGGCCGAGACAGCCGCTATGGGTCGTGCGAGCATCGCGGCTCGTGGGCTCAGCGGTGCACTAGGCTTGCTCGGCGGCCCGGTTGGGGCAGCTATTGTCGCTGGTGGCGCTATATATTATTTCCGTGAGCAATTGGGTCTTGTTCCTAAACCCGCTCGCACAGTCAGCGAAGAACTAGACACGCTTAGGCTGCGCCTAAATGACGTATCAGAAGCTACGATAAAATACAGCGTTGCAAGTTTTACTGCTGAGCTATTCCAGCTTCAGGTTCAAGCTCAACAAGCTTCTGAACGTCTGGAAACTCTCAAAGAGGCTCAGAACTCTTCTAGTTCATTCGGTCAGGGTATGCGCGGCGATCTTTCTGCCGGCATAAGAGAGCAGGAAGTCGAGCTAGAGGGGCTCAACAACAAAATTGAGTCTCGCAAGCAAGCCGTTGAGCAGCTCATGCAGAAAATGGCTGAGCTTAATACCACGGCTAGTGACGGCGCATCTATTTTTCGTACTCTCGATGACTGGATGTTCCCTGTTGTAGAAACCATGGCCGCTGGCGGCGACGAAGCCGACAAGTTCGCAAAATCCATTTCTGGATTACTGGACGAGCTTTACCCGCTGCAAAAAATGCAGCGTGAGTATGCCGATCAGAAGGCGATGCTCACCCGCTACGCTCGCGAAGAAGGGCTCAGCAATGAATGGCTGAATGAGACACTCTCACGCCTTGATGACAGCTATCGCAATGCGTCCGACGCCGCAGAGGTCTACAACTTCACCGGGCAGAAAGCGGCAAAAGACGTGCAAGAGGCGTTCGACCCTGCGCTGAAAGCGATGGAGCGCGGCGTCGAGCGGCTGGACGACTCCTTCGCCGATGCCTGGCGGTCGATGCTCGATGGCTCCAAAGACGCATTCTCGTCGCTCAAGGACATCGCTCTCGACACGCTCGCCGAGATCATCCACGCCTATACCACGCGTCGGATCACCGCGTCGCTGGGCATGACGCTGGCCGGCACGGGAGCAGCGGCTGCCGGACAGAGCGCGTCGAGCCTCGGTGGAATCGGTGATGTTGGCGATCTGGTCAGCATGGGTTCGTCGCTCTACAACGGTGGGCTCCAGGCAGCGGGCAATGCCTACCGCGGCGGCATGCTCGGCAATGCCGTGTTCGGTGGCGGTGGGTACTCCAATACCGGGGCAGCGCTGGGTGCGGCAGCCGGCCAGGTGCTGATCCCCATTCCGGGCGTCGGCGCAGCCATCGGCTCGTTTCTTGGCTCTGGTCTTGGCTCCCTGTTTGGCGGCTCTGGCGTTGATCCCAACCTCGTCTTCAAGACTGAGGGGAAGTATGGAACGGCCGGCCGCTCTGGTTTTGAGCGGGAGATCAGCGCCCAGTCGGCACTTGGCCAAGTGGGTTTTGCGCGCGAGTCGCGGGATCTCGACTACGCCTTCGATAGCTTCGACGAGGCTCAGCAGTACATTGACGGCGTGGCGCAGCTCGACAACACCTTCGCCGCCATTGCTGACTCTGCCGATCAGCTCGCCGCTATCCAGCAGACGGTACAGACCAAGGGGCTGCTCGACCGTTCCGGCTCCGAATTCCTGACGGATCGCTACCGCTCCGGGTTCGCAACACTGGGCAATAGTTTCCAGTCCGTATTCGATTCGTTCGACGGCACGCCAGACAAACTGGTGTCGCTAGCCGTCGCCCTGGATTCGCTCGACGACACGATCACCGGCAATGCAACGGCGATGGCTGACGCCCAGGATGCCCTGGGCTCAAGCGATGACGTGTTGGCCACGGCTCAGGCCATGGCACAGCAGGCTCAGGCCATGGGTACGCTGGATAGCGCAGCCAGTCAGCTCAATCTGCGCTTCGATGCCACGGCTCAGGGAGCCCTGGATGCGGCCGGCAACCTGGCTGAATTGGTCGGCGGGATCGACAACCTCAACGCGCTGAACTCGCAGTATTACCAGGCGTTCTACACCGACGCCGAGAAATTCGACCGCCTGTCGTCGTCTCTCAGCGAGGCGTTCGACGAGATGGGTCGCGATCTCCCGACGACTCGCGAGGGTGTGCGCTCACTGGTCGAGGGCCTGGACCTGATGACCGAATCGGGTCGCGAGCAGTACGCGCAGATCATGCAGCTCGTGCCGTCGCTGCAGCAGTACACCGGCACGCTTTCAGAGCAGCAGCAGGCCGCCGAACAGGCTGCCGAGGCTATCGCGAGTCAGCGCTGGGATCTGCAAAACAAGCTGCTCGAGGCTCAAGGAAAGGACACCGAGCTGCTCAATCGCCAGCGCGAGCGCGAGCTTGAGGGGCTTGACGAGTCGAATCGTGCGCTGCAAAAGCGGATTTGGGCGCTACAGGATGAGGAGAAAGCCCAGGAAGCGGCCGCACAAGCAGCGCAGGAAGCTGCCGAAGAAGCGGCAAGGCGTGCATCACTGATCACTGGCGCCAATATCTATGGTTCCGGCTTGATCGGCAATGTGTCTGACGCGCTCGGGTCGTTCAACGATGCATCAAGCACGCTTGATGACATCGCGCAGACTCGTCAAGCGCAGCTCAGCGATGAGTATCGCGCTATCGAGTCGCTGTCTGATCTGATCGACTCGCTGTCCGTTTCTGAGCTTGCTACCGGCTCACGCCTTGATGCAGCTCGTCAGCAGTACAACGAACTGTATCAGCAGGCGATGGGCGGCGATGCAGAGGCCGCTCAGCAGTTGGGCGATGCCGCGCAGACGTATCTGGACCTGCAAAAGCAAAGCTCATCGACAGCCCAGGAGTACGCGCGCGTCTATGGCCAAGTGACGAACGGCGTCGTCGGCCTGCAAGGGCAGTTTGAGGAATCCGTCGATCAACTCGATGACGTAGCTCGCTACAACGACCGTCAGTTGCGTGAACAGGAGCGGACGAATCACACGTTGCTCGACTCGCTCACGCAGCTCGTCGACTCGAATAGCTCGCTGCAATCCATCGCCGATCTGATCGACATTCTTCCGAGTGATCTCGCCAGCCAGTTGAGCGACATTTTCCCCGAGTACGGCAGTGACGTCGGGCAGTCTGCTTTCAATGAAGCGGCTTATCTCGCGAACAAAACAGCGCAGGTCAACGCCAATAATCAGGGCGGTCGCAGCGACTGGACCGTGGGCGAAGTCTATGACCGGATCATGCAAGACTTTGGCTCGGTCTATGCCCACTACCAGCAGTATGGTCGCGATGAGGGTGTGTTGCCGGGATTTGGCGATTCATCCTCGCCCGGCTCGGCTAGTAACGCTGATCGGTTCAATGAGTCCAAGTACCTCTCAAACTACCTGGACTACTTGAATCAGCGCGACTCCGGTGAACGCGATTGGTCTCGCATGGAAATGCTCGATGCATTCTCGGACGCCAATCTGACGCCTTATGAGCACTGGATGCGATACGGGCGCTCCGAGGGCGTCAAGGCGTATGCAACAGGCGCCTGGAAGCTCGATAGCGATCAGCTTGCGTATGTGCATAAAGACGAAATGGTCGTGCCGTCGCGCAATGGGATTGCCGATGAATTCCGCGCGTATGCCTCTGGCAATAGCTACGGCGAATTGCTCAAAGAGGTCAAGCAACTGCGTTCGGATCTCGCCGCATCTCAGCGCGCCATCGCCGAGAATACCCGTAAGTCGGCGCGCGTACTTGAGCGCTACGATCTCCGCCAGCGCCAAGAGGAGTTTGCATAATGCAGATTGTCCGCCCCGAGCCGGTCACGGAAGACCGGCTCACTTCTTCCGACGTGCCGCTCGATGACTATCCGGTCTGGTCATCGGTGACTTATACCGCTGGCGACCGCGTGCTCGTCGACATTGAGGCATACGAGGCCATCGTCGATACAAGCGATGAGCCCGTGGCCGGCTCGCAGAAAAAGACGCCGACGTGGCTTCGTCTCGGTTATGCAAATCGCTGGCGTATGTTCCGCGACGGTCGGGATTCCAAGACGACTCAGGACGGCGGAATCAATGCCGTCGTCACGCCATCTCAGGTAGTCAATGGCCTAGCACTACTCGGGCTTGAGGGATTGAGCGTCACGGTCACGATGACGGATCCGGTAGAAGGACAGGTTTATCAAAAAACCAGGTCAATCACGGATATTGGTGTCGGCAACTGGTACGACTGGTACTTCGCGCCCTACGGCATCAAAGAAGATCATGTATTTACCGATCTCCCACCCTACCCAGGCGCAGACATAGAAATCTCAGTGCAAACGGCCTCGCCAACTGATGCTTCTGCAGTCGGCCGCTTCGTCATAGGCATGGTCCGCGACCTCGGGATAACGCTTTACGGAACTAGCGTCAGGACTCAGGACTTTTCGGTTCGTGAACGCGACGGTTTCGGTAACGTGACAATTACTCGCCGGCGACACATCAAGCTATGCGACTACCAAGTCGCCGTTGCGACTCAGCGCGTCGATTACGTCAAGCGTGAACTAGATAATATCGCTAGTCAGGAAACCGTATTCATCGGCAGCGATCAATTCGGCAGCACGGTCATTTTCGGCTTTTACCGAGATTTCGACATCACGATTTCAAACTACGGCGTGAGCGACGCCACCATTGAAGTGGAGGGTTATTGATGGCATATCCCCAGGTCCCTAACTTGCCGCCAGCCCCGGTTCGCGGCGAGGATTTCGAGACGTTCGCGGCTAAAGCCAATGACCATGCTGCCGCCCTTAATCCGTGGACTGACGACATCAATACGCTGGCTGACTGGATGGATACGACTGCCGGCCAGGTCGATGCCGATAAACAGGCTGCCGCATCGTCTGCAACTGCTGCATCAGATAGCGCCACTGCCGCCGCTAACTCAGCACAATCAGCAAGCGACGACGCAGACCGAGCGGAAAGCGCCGTTGCAACGCTGCCAGAAGGCACGCTCAACGACTCCGTGACAGCGACCGACAGTACATGGTCAAGCGACAAGATCAGCTCGGAGATTGCGGCGTCGGCGTCCGTCGTTCAATACGACGAATTTACTGCATCTGGCACTTGGGTAAAACACCCTAATGCTCGGTATGTTTACCGTGAAATCGTCGGTGCCGCTGGCGGCGGGGCTAATCAAACTGGTGACGACAAGGCAGGCGGCGGCGGCGGCGGCCTTTTCGACTCAAAACTGTTGTTAGCTAGTGACCTCTCGGACACTGAAGACGTTGTTATAGGATCGGGTGGTCTTGGCGCTCCAGCGGGTAGCAATGCAAACGGACAACCGGGTGGGTCCACGTCATTTGGCGATATTTCAGTGCCCGGATCAGACAGGGGTTTTCTAGGAGGTCGCGGCGGATTTTCTGGATCCTCTGAACAGAGTGTCCCGAAAAACATATCAGGATTTGGCGGTGGTTATTTTGGTGCGACTGGAGGCGACTCTAATTCTACATTCGGGATTCTTTCGCAGCCAATTGGAGGTGATTCCCGAAAAGGGGGCGGTGGAGGCGCAGCAACAGAAGGGGCTGGTGTTACAATAAATCGTGCCGGAGGGCTATCGGTAGAAGCAGGAAATGGCGGTAATGCATCGACTGATGCCAACGTTAAGGGTGGTGACGGTCAATACCCCGGAGGCGGTGGCGGCGCATCGAAAAACGATGGCGGTGGCGGCAATGGCGCTGATGGTCGCGTTAGAGTCTGGCAATGGTAACGGAGTCAATTATGCGAGCTGCAATTATTGAAAACGGCGTTGTCGTTAATGTAGCCCGAGTCGCTGATCAGGATTTCGCCGATCAAATGGGATGGGTTGTTAGTGATGAGGCGAGGATAGGCGACAGTTACAATGCCGACACCGGAGAATTTACAAGCCCGCCCCCTGAACCACAGCCCGAACCCAATTATTTCACATACAAAACTGACATCTGGCAGCGATGCACGGATGCCGAGGCCGAGACGCTGGACGGCGCTTTGTCCCAGGCGACAGCAAAAGAGCGCCGCATGTGGGAAGACAGTCTCACTATTGAACATTCGAGCGACTACTACGACATCCTGCGCGCTGAGATGATCGATCGGTTCGGCGAGGCGCGCACTGATGTAATCCTGGCCCCATCAAGCGAGGTGTAAAATGACTCATCGCATGGACATGCTGACCGATTTCACCGACTAAGACGTGATTCCAGCGTTCTGGGGTGGCTGCCAGCGGCTGGTAAAGCGCAGCACTGTGCTTGGCGCTCTGGAGCAACGCATTTCGACTGTCGAGTATGCTCCCAGCAATGCCGGCTTGGCGTCTCGTGTTGGATCGCTTGAGCAGTGGCGCCAGAACAAAGCGGCGGCGATCTCGGACGCCAGCACCGATATGGGCGGTATGGGCGTCAGTGTGGCCGGCGTCAACGTCGCCAGCACGTCCGCTGTGCAGTATCTGAAGGCGCTGAGGCGAGAGCAGAGCTAGCGGCCACACCATGCTTTGCCATGTGTGCCGGGTCTGTACGGGATAGCGTAGCCCTCGGCGAGCAGTGTGTCGTTGAGCGATTCGCCGTCTAGCGTAACTTCGACGAGGGGCCGGTTGAATCCGTCCTCACCCTGCCGCTTCACATCCACCACCTCTGCCGCCCTGACGCGCTCTCTGACGTACTGGGTCGCCCGGGCGGCTAGCTCCCTCTCCCGCTCGCGTTCGGCTTCTGTGTCGCAGCGTGAGCGGGATTCTGGGGTGTTGAGCCGGACGAGGCGCACATCGAACACGTCCCAGCCGGGCTCGTTGCCTCGGATCTCGACTCGGATCGTGTCACCATCTACGACCTCAAGGACGTTCACCGGCATGGCCAGGGCCGGCAGGGGCAGGAGTGCGAGGGCTAGGGCGAGGCGGGTCATTCGCTATCTCTATCGGACATGGCTTGATCTATGCATTCTCGCAAGGACGACCCAAAGTAAGTCTCATCACCAATAAACGTCGCAGAAAATCCGTCCCAGTCGCATCCGGCTTTTTCGATAAAATCAAGTCGGCGCTTGTCGTCGATCTCTTCTCCCATCTCTCACTCCCCATCCAGTCGCACAGCGCATCCGGCGTACTCGCCGTTAGTGTACCTTTCTTCGATTGTCCTTTGCTCAGCCACCGACAGCCCCACATAGACAGGCGTCACGCCGTACTCCCGGCGGATCTCGGCGAACGCCTCGGCCATGTGCTGGTCAATGATGGCCTGCATGCCCTGCTTGGCTTCGCGGTAGTTGCTGATTGCGTTGTTCATCCCCGCCTCCATATCCTGTCTCACGCATTCTCGCACAATGCCGCGTACTGCCGGCATACCTCATAATGGCCACGCTCGGCATCAAGGCTGTGGTTGTATCCCTCCATTTCCAACCCACCCCAGTCCAAGATATTCGGATCACCGTCAGCGTTGTCGCCATCCATCTCGAAAACCATAGTCTCGAAATAGCGATCAGCACCTACCTGCTCGATCTTTCCCGGCTCCCGGAGTGGGTCAAGAATAAGTCTCCCGACTGTTGATACGAGATACTTGCCGTTGATACTGGTTGCCAAGTGGAATTGGCACCTAGCACCGCAGATGTGATGGCCGGGGAACCCGTACCACTTCCAGCCTTCTTGACTATGCATGTTGCTCATTGCTTTCTCTCCTCGTGGTGTGCTAGCAACAACCCAGCAGCGAGCATCGTGTATGGCGTGATGTATGGTGACGCCACCCTGCCCCTAATGAAGCCCTATATTTCGGGCTTGTTAGGAGCGCGTTGCCCGCTCCAG